GTTCAAGAATTACTATCTAAATATGGAATTTTTACTAAACCATTTAATATTGAATTATATAAGCGAGCATTTATTCATAAATCATATACAAAACGTCCTAAATTAGAAAATTCTATTGCCAATATTATTATTGCTGATAAACCAGAAAATTGTTTACCACTCAAAACCAAATCAAATGAACGCCTCGAATTTCTTGGCGATGGTGTTTTAGAACTTATTACAAAATATTATTTATATAAACGTTTTCCTAAAGCAGATGAAGGATTTATGACTGAAAAAAAGATTGCTTTAGTTAAAAACGAACATATTGGAAAATTAGCACTTGAAATGGGTTTAAATAAATATTTTATTATTTCTCGACACGCAGAGGAGAAAAATATTCGCAATAATTTGAAAAAATTAGGTTGCTTATTTGAAGCATTTATTGGTGCTATTTTCTTAGATTTTAACCGCATTTCTATTAAAGATGAATATGGATGGTTTGAAAATGTATTCAATTGTGGTCCTGGACTACAAATGGCGCAAATTTTTGTAGAAAATGTATTTGAAAAGCATGTAGATTGGACTAATTTAATTAATAATGATGATAACTATAAAAATAAACTTCAAGTAATTATTCAAAAAGAATTTAAAATCACTCCAGACTATGTTGAATTAAAAACTCCTAAACTTGATGATGATGATGATAATGATAAATTATATGTAATGGGACTTTATATTTGCTTTGGGCAAAATATTCATAATGCTAAAATTAGTAATGCTCTTAACTTTGATAAATTAGGTTCATTTAAAGCAATTCATGAATTACTGGAAAAACAAGACAAATTATTAGTGTTTTTAACAAAAGCAGAGCATAAAATTAAGAAAAAGGCCGAGCAAATTGCGTGCGACCAAGCCATTAAATTAATTGAAAAATAACCCAGTTTTACTTTATATATTAGTTTTCAAAAATATATTTTTGAAAAAGCGACATCACATATTCAGGAGAATATAACTCATAAGCATTCCAATCACTTCTAGACATTATAATAGATTTTATATTTTTAAATATATTTAAAAGTTCTGCCTCATTTCTATATATAATAGCTCTATTGCCTAATATTTTAATATGTTCTAAATCACCACAATAACATGTAATTACTGGTTTATTTTTTTTAGAAAATTCAGCAACAGCTAATCCAAATGTTTCACCCATAGCACGCGCATGTATCATAGCATCGCATGTATTTATAAACTTTACTTTATAATTTAGATCCAAATTTCTATCTAAATATATAATTTGTGGGTGTTGATAAAATTTCTCTGTATTCATAAATACAAAATAAAAATTTTTATTTAAATGTATACAATTTACTACAGCTCTCCAAACATATTGAATATCAAATGCTCCCATACCACCATGTCTTCCAAAGACAATAGCATCAATAGGTATATTTAATTCACTTCTTAAATTTTCATCACTATTTGGTAAATCAACCATATGAGGTATAACGGGAATAGTTGTATTATATTTGATGTTTAACATTTCTGAAATACTAATATGATAATTGCTTTCAGGATACTCTGTGTCAAATACACAATGTTTTATAGTTTTACAATTATTCCATATATTTTTATTATTAAATTGATAAATATTATTATCACTGCCTCCGCCAGTTAATGTATAAAAAAATGACAAGTTATAAATATCAATAATATTTGACATTTCTGATATATCATTTATCTCTATAATTTTAAATCTACTATTAAATTTGTCATATGAATATCTTTCTAATGGAAATTTAATTTTTTGTTGTGTTTCTTTAGTAAAACAAACAATATAACTTTTATTATTTAAAATTTCTTCATTATATTTTGCATAATCATAAATAGCTACTTCTGTTCCTCTTTCAGTAAAATGCCTTACGAAAAAAGCAATATTCATATATTATATATATAATCTTTAATCTTTAATCTTTAATCTTTAATCTTTAATCTTTAATCTTTAATCTTTAATCTTTAATCTTTAATCTTTAATCTTTAATCTTTAATCTTTAATCTTTAATATTTATATGACTTAATGGATTTATGTAAATATAGAGATATATTTGGTAAAGTCGGAGAAGGAGGTCATTCATTAAGATTTTTTAATATTGCTGTGGTTGATACAGTATTAACATTTGTTGCTGCTTATATTATAAATATTTATTTGAAAAGTAACGTGTACTTAATATTTTTTATATTATTAGTAGCTTCAATATTTATTCATAGAGCTTTCTGTGTAGAAACTACTCTCACAAAAAAGTTTTTCTCTTTTAAATAAATCTAAAAATAGTTTATTTTAATACATCAATATTATAAATTAATCTATAACATATAATTGTTACAAGTAACACAAAATAAGAAAAAATAATATAAGTTGGTCTATTTGTATTTTGTAAATATTTTTTATTTATATAAATTGCTAGAGTTTTGCTAAATAATTTTAAAAGAGGAGTTATATTATCTGTTAAAGTAGTATCAATATTAGCTTTATTATGGTGTAATTTATCTATTACACAACCATTAAAAATTACCCATGTAATGACTATTGTTAATGGTATCCATGCTATATATTTAATGTATATTAATGGTAATATTATAAATATTATTGGAACTATTATAATCAATAAATGATGTAGTATTTCAAAGTATTTTTTTGTTAGCATAATGTTTTTATATTACAACTTTATTATATTTTTACGCAGGATATTTTTAACTTAATTATTTCAAAAATTAAACAATAAAAATTAACATTAAACAATAAGTAAAATATTAAAAATACTTATTATTATATATTATTTAATTATATATAATAATGATAAATGAAACTCTGGAACAATTAAAAATAAAACCTATACCAAAAAAACCGCAACAATTCCAAGTTATGATACAAATACCCAGTGAAGGTGTTGGACCCACTATTATTGATAAAACCAGTGAACAACTAATAAATAGAGAGCAATTTTTTAATGAACTCCAAGAAAATTTAGGAGTTGTGCAAAAAGATTATGATAAAATGAAAAAAACGACTTTTGCGAAACCTTCTATTAAAGATGCTATTTTACAAGAACCCAAAGTTGATTTACAAACTCTTAAACCAGACATAAGTAAACCTAGTACAAAATCTATAAAATCAAAAAAATCATTGGATCCACAAAATACTTTAACACAAATAATAAAAACGCTAGAAAAAATAACTATAACAGAACCAAGTGCTGAAGCTATGAAAAAAGCAAATGTGGAGCTTCCTTCTAAGGAGAGATTAACACCTAAGCCTGGACTAAGTGTTCCAGATCCTATAAAATCTAAATCCAAAAAATTAATAACTGAAACAATAGATGAAACCTTAGTAATTCCAAAAGATCTCCGTATTGGTAGAACCTTATATTTAAATAGAATTCCCAAGTTAGAACCTAATGTTTTAATAAAAGCACCTAATTATTATTTGTATAATAGAGAGATTTTCATTAGTTTTATTAATTCCTTATTTGAACCCTATAAGCAAGAATTATTAAAAGAAGAAAAAGAAATGGAACAAGGCAAAACATCTATTAGTTGCTTGGCAAGTGAAAGCAATAATTTTTCTCTCTTAATTCATCAAAAAATCGTGAGAGATTACATAAATATTTATACACCTTATAGAGGTTTATTATTATATCATGGTTTAGGTTCGGGTAAGACGTGCTCGTCTATTGCCATTGCCGAAGGCATTAAAAATGATAAGAAAATTCTTATTATGACACCAGCATCTTTGAGAGATAACTATGTTGAAGAACTCAAAAAATGCGGAGACTATTTATATAAAAAAAATCAATATTGGGAATTTATTAATACTAAAACACATCCTCAATATGTAGAATATTTAAGCACATTATTGAAATTACCACAAGAATATATTACTAGTAATGGTGGTGCTTGGTTTGTCAATGTTAAAAAAGAACCAAATTATGATTCTCTCGATTTTGAAGACCAAAAAAAAATTAATGCTCAATTAGATAAAATGATTAATTATAAGTACCAATTCATAAGTTATAATGGTCTTCGTAGTTCTCACTTAAATGGAATGACAAATGGCGGAACACTAAATCCATTTTCCAATAAAGTAATAATAATAGACGAAGCACATAATTTTATTAGTCGAATAGTGAATAAATTAACCCGAAAAACATCCTTGTCAATGAAACTATATAATTATTTAATGGATGCTGAAAATTGTAAAATAATATTATTAACAGGAACACCAATTATTAATTATCCAAATGAAATAGCCATTTTATTTAATATATTACGTGGGTCATTAAGAAGTTACAATTTCAAGTTAGTATTAGATAAAGTTACTATGACTAAGGAAAAATTAGAAGAAATATTTTACAAAGCCAATATTTTAAACTTTGTCGACTCTATTGAATATAATTCGGTAAGTTATGAAGTTACTATTACTCAAAATCCTTTTGGTTATGTTAAATCAGCAGCAAATAAAAATAAATTAGTTTATACAAGTGATGTATTGACCAGCGACGAATTTTTAGAAAAAATAATGTCGGCATTTGAAGCACAATCTCTCAAAATTGCTAATAAAAAAATCAATGTTAATAATTTTAAAGCACTTCCAGATAATTTTGATGATTTCAAAACACTCTTTATTAATCCAAATAATACAATAAATAATCCATCAATGTTTAAAATGCGCATAATTGGACTAACCTCTTATTTTAGAAGTGCTCAAGAACAATTAATGCCTAGTTACGACCATAGTAATCCAAATGACTTTAAAATAATTAAAGTTCCTATGAGTGATTTCCAATTTGGTGTTTATGAAGAAGCACGTATTCAAGAACGTAAGTTAGAAGAAGCAAATAAAAAGAAAAAATCCAAGAAAACCAAAACGGGGGCGCAAGGAGACGAATTATATAGTGATAGTGCTTCAACATATCGTATATTTTCACGCGCGTTTTGTAATTTTGTATTCCCTAAACCAGACATAAAACGTCCTATGCCTAGCGACGAAGCAACAATAGAATCAATATTAGAAAATATAGGCGATGAAGGAGATAGTGAAAACATTAGTAAAAATATGTCAGAAGAATTATTAGATGACTTAACTGTTGCTGAAAAATTGGAAAATGTGGATGGTAAATATGATGCCGACGATATAAAAGAGTTAGAAAAAGATTTAGAAAATCCAAAAGTAAATGATGGCAGTTATAGTAAACGTATTAGCGAGGCATTAAAAGAATTGGAAAAATATTCGCACAAATATTTATCTAAAGAAGGGTTACAGCGTTGTAGTCCTAAATTTTTACATATATTGGAAAATATAATAGACGACGACCATAAAGGTATTCATTTATTATATTCACAATTTAAAACATTAGAAGGAATAGGTATTTTCAAATTGGTATTAAAACAAAATAATTTTGTCGAATTTAAATTAAAGAAAAACGACAAAGGAGAATATATGCTTAATGTGGGTGAGGAAAATATGGGAAAACCAATGTATGCGGCATATACTGGCTCAGAAACTCCTGAAGAGCGCGAAATTATTAAAAATGTATTAAACAGTAATTGGAAATTAGTTCCTTCATCAATAGTAAAATCTATTCAAACTTTAGCACCAGATAATTATTATGGTCAAATAATTAAAGTATTAATGATTACTTCATCGGGTGCCGAAGGCATTAGTTTAAAAAATGTACGTTATGTCCATATTACAGAACCATATTGGCATCCTGTAAGAATTCATCAAGTTATTGGTCGTGCGCGTCGTATTTGTAGTCATAGTGATTTGCCCAAAGAACTACAAACAGTAAATGTATTTTTATATTTGATGGTTTTCAGCGAATCACAATTATCAAGTGATTTATCAATTGAATTGCGATTAAAAGATATTTCTAAAAAAGATAAAAAGAAGGTCATAACAAGTGATGAATATTTATATGAAATATCTAGCATTAAAGAGGAAATAAATGCTTCATTATTACAAGGCGTTAAAGAGTCGGCTATAGATTGTAGTATTCATACGCGTTCAACAAGCAAAGAAAAAGATGTCAAATGTTTTGTAATAGGTAATCCAAGTGAAAATAAATATATATATACTCCAAATATAGCAAACCAAGATAAAGATGAGGGTATGAAACTAAATAAGAAAACAGAAGTATTAAAATTAAATGAATTAGTAATAAATGGTAATAAATATGCTTATAATAAGGTTACAAAAGAATTATTTGATTACGATAGTTATTTGAAAGAAGAATTATTACTTTTAGGTAAATTAGTGAAACTTGATGATGGAACCCATAGATTCCAAAAAGTATAAGAGAAATTTAGTCATAACAAATTATTTATTATGTTGTTTGTAATAAATAATTTAACTCAAATATTTAGTTTAGCCATTATTAATTTTTGATTGCTTAAAACCTTTTCTAGTTGTTTGTTTATAAAATCCAACTTAATATTTAGATTTATATTAAATTCATTATTATTTTCATTAGTTATAAATTTCTTTAATGAAGTATTTTCTGTTGTAGTTGATAAACCATTTATTAAATCTTCTATATTTAATATTTTAGTTTTATTAGTAGCAATATTTTTATCTTCTTTTTCAAACCTATTTATGTTTTCTTCAATAGTTAAAGGTGTATCAAATTTATTTAGATCAACTACCTCCAATTTATTTGGATTTGGATTAGGATTAGGATTAGGATTAGGATTAGGAATAGGAATAATATTAGGAACATCGCTATTTCTTTCTCTTTGTATTTTCTCAAGTAGTTCATTCATGCTATTATTTTCTAAAGGGCTATCTTTTGTTTCACTAAAATCAATTGCTTCTGGAACTTTTTTAGTAATTAAATTAGTGAAAGATACCTTTTTTTCTAATAACTCTTTTTCAAATTCTTCTGATTTCTCATTTTTGAAAATATCTTTTATATCTAGCGGTGTTAATAGTGACTTCTTAAGACTATTAATATCTAGCATAATATTTTGTAAAATGGTTTTATTTAATTGCATAATAATATTTTTAGAATCGCCTGTTTTATAATTAGTAATAAAAATTTCTTTGTTTTCATTAAATGTTTTACTTATATTACTTTCAAAAATGGCTTTTACATTTGAAAACTTTGACTCTGGAATATTAACAAATGCTTTGTTATTTGACAATATATTCCATAAAAGTTCTTTATTTTGTTCGCTTAATAATATATTAGACATAATATAATCTTATAGTGTTTAAAGACATTAGTTTTAACTTAATTTAAACCTTAAATAATTATTTTAACTTTAAATAATTAAAATAATTTACAATGTGTCTTTTGAAAATCACAAGTTACAAAAATATATAAAGTTAATATTGCTAATGTTAACAGCGATGTACTAATTATAATATTTGCTATAATAAATTTTATTGATGTTATATTAGTTTCTTCATTAGTCACTAAAGATAAATTACTTGGTTCAACTATTAAAGATTTTCTACATACAATACAAGTATTGTTTTTTGTTAACCAGTGACTATAACATTTAGTATGAACATAATAAACTCCGCAATGAGTTATTGCCTTTAAATTATTAGACTCTTCCAAGCATATTAAACAACTTTGCATCCTTAATATATAAACATATAAATATAAACATATTTATATTTATATTTATATTATAAATCTATTTTTATATTATCATATATTAGTTAAGTATGTTTGTTTTGTTATTACTTATTCAAACATTATTTTCGTATATAATACCAACATACAATCCCAAAACACAAGTTCATTTACATTTAGAGAAATTTAACAATGAATTAAATTTATATCATATTGGAATTAGTTTTAAAAATGAAGATACAGTTTTAAGATATGATTACAGACCATTTTGCGACCCAACAAAATGCGAATATAAAACAATTAACAATATTGGTGTTTCTACTACAAGTACAAGCGTTATAAATAAAGAAGTAAGATTAATTGATAAAATATACAAATTCTATATTCCCGAAACTTTGGCTAATAAAACTATATATTGGGGTGAAACTAGCAAAACATTGGACGAAGTTGTTGAATTTGAAAAAACTCTACAAAAAAAATACATACTAGGGATTAATGATTGTCGTCATTATGTTAATCGCTTTTCAAGATGGGCACTAAATAAACGCACTCCTATTTGGAAATTAGATAAATTATGGAACGTAAGCACAACGTCTTTTTAATTAGTTATTATTTTTCAAAATAAGTAAGAATGGCACCAGAGCGCAGTAAATGGGAACGCGATGCTATTTAAAACTTTTAGAATAAATATTCATAACATTTTTATTTTTATTTTTATTTAAAAATTGATTTATTACTATACTAATTTCATATTTAGTATAATAATATGGACTTATCAAAATTAACTAAGTCAGAACTTTTAATAAAATGTCAAGAACTTGGAATTAAAAAATGTAAATCTAAAAGTAAAGATGAGTTAGTTAAATTGATAGAAAGTTTGTCTAATAAAAATAGCGAAGCATCAGTTAGCGAAGCATCAGTTAGCGAAGCATCAGTTAGCGAAGCATCAGTTAGCGAAGCATCAGTTAGCGAAGCATCAGTTAGCGAAGCATCAGTTAGCAATAATAATATTGTTAGTACAACCATAAATAATGCTAGCATAACTATTGAAAATATGTGCGGACTCGAATACTTGAAAACAGTAGACCCTAATTCTATTGATTTAATATTAACAGACCCACCATATATTATATCTAAAACAAGCGGACTAGATAAACATTATAATAATGTTAAATATAACGAAGAAAACAATATTAATGAAGTTAAGTCAGAAGAACAATGGATTAACTATAAAGAACAAAACGCTATAGAAGATGATTCACAAAAGGATAATTATATAAAATATGGTTCAATATATGGAAAAAAATATTGTGTTAAAACTGATTATGGAAATTGGGATAGTGATTTTACTCTAACTATTTTAGAAAAATTCATTGAACATTATTATAAAGTATTAAAAAAAGGAGGAACATTAATAATGTTCTTTGACTTATGGAAAATCACAAATCTAAAAGATTTGCTAGAAAAATATAATTTTAAACAAATTAGATTTATTGAATGGATTAAAACTAATCCACAACCAAGAAATAGTAAAGTAAATTATTTAACAAATTGTAGAGAGATTGCGCTATTAGGTGTTAAAGATGGTTGTCCAACATTTAATAGCAGTTATGACAACGGAATATATCATTATCCATTACAAGGCGGAAAAAATAGGTTTCATCCTACACAAAAAAGTTTGGCACTATTTGAAGAACTCATAAAAAAACATTCAAAAGAAGGCGATACAGTATTAGATACATTTTTGGGGTCGGGAACTACAGCACTAGCGTGTAAAAACACTAAACGTAATTTTAAAGGATGCGAACTTAGTAAAGTATATTATGATAAAATATTACCACTCTTATAATCATACTTTTAAATATGTTTACAAATTGCTAATTGTAAAATATTTTTCAAACATACTAAGAAATTTTTCAAATGACCAACGAAATTTAATACAATCACGTTTATTATGAACTTGAAATTCACCAATAGTTATTCCGTCTATGCTAATAGAAGAACTTTCATTCCATAATTTATTTTTTTCATTATGACTAAATTTAATAGCATAATTTGACCAATTTATATGCTCTTTTAATACTATAAATGCCAATAAATTTTTATGTTTATTATAATAGAGTATAGGGCAGTCAAAAGTATTTGCACTATATACTAATAATAAATTAGCAATATTATTTATAATATATAATTTAATTTGCTCTAAACTGGTGACTGGGTCAATTTCAAAAAATTCGCAAAACTTCTTGCGAGAGGGTTGCCCTATAACTTGTGGACAGACTTTGCCATCTTTTTTTGTTGTTTTAGCACTTAAATGGATTGTAGAGTCATCTATACATTCAAAATCATATTTATTTCCACGACTAGCACAATGTTTAATAGCATAAGGAAACACATTTTTTAAATTTGTAAATTTGTTTTTGAGAGATTCTGCCTGTTCTAAACTATATTTGTAATTTCCATCATAGGGTGTTTCATAATATAAACATATTGCCATTTCAAATATTTTACCTAAATCTTCAGTAAGCACCTTTTTTGTTGTTGTTGTCATAATTGATTATTATAGTTATTATTATAATAGTAAAATTAAACCCTAAACTCAATTTTATTTATGCACACCATTTTTATTTAAAAATTGATTTATTATTATACTAACTTTGTTTATAGTATAATAATAGCAATAATGCCTTTTACAAAAGCAACCAAGTTTTTATATAGCAACACGCTATTTAATATGTTATTTTTAAATGAAGTGGGGCCTCTTGGACGATGGAGTCAAGAACGATGTGCTATTAAACTAAACAAAAAAATAGATTTGGCAAATGAAGACAATTGTGGTCCATGTGGTGAATATATATTAACTAAATTAGATTTAACTAAGACAAATAATAAAACTATCAGTCCATATTTAATTGCCGAGCATGAAGAGCAAGAGCAAGAGCAAGAGCAAGAACAAGAGCAACTAAAAAATTAATTATTATACATTACTTCTCTGGTTGTAATTTATTATAGTAGCATAAGTCGTTATCTACAAATATATGTTTATTTCTATTTTTATTATAGCAATTCATAATATAGTAACCATCTGCATTATATTGATTTATTATCCATTTTTCAGTTTTGCATAATTTATAAGGTATTATAACCATAGCACTATCAATACATCCATTGCGTATAATATTTCCCTTTAATCTATTGTATTGATTAAATGAATACATTTTATCATTATCAATAATATTCAATAAATTATATATATTTGGATGTAATAAATTATCGTCGTCTAAATAAAATAGTAAAGCATCTGGATTTGTAATTTTAGTTAGCGCATAATTTCTTTGTGAATTTCCGGTTGTACTATTCCAATCTGTATATACATATTCTTTTATTTTATTATTTTCTTGATTTTCAAATATTTTTAAATCAGGAACTATTACTTTGCCATCATATACAATAATCCACTCTTCTATATATTCAAAATTAATACTTTTTTTAATTTCTTGTAAATTAGAAACTCTATATGATGGTGTTATTATTGTTAATTTATTTGTATTTTTAAAAATAGGTTGCCCTCCTCCTTTTATTAATATAAATAATTTATCATTATTCCAACCAGTTGAGTTTCTATTATTATGGTCTAATTCTATAAAATAATAATCTTGAAAGTGTTCTAATATAGGGGTTAAACGATTTATATAATCATTTTCATTAGATGATTTAAATATATCTTCAATAATTAATATTCCTCCAGGTTTTAAATATTGGTAAACATTTTCTATAACTCGTATTTGGTCTTCAAATTGGTGTGTAGTATCTTCTATGATTATATCATATAATTCATTTAATTCACTAAAAACTTTTACAATACTATTTTTATTAGTTACATCTATATTAGAAAGAGTAATTCTGTCATTATTAAAATTTTGTTTAAAATTATTAATTAAATCATTGTTGTATTCAAATCCATATATTTCCGAGTTAGTAAAGTATTCTTTCCACATAAGTAATGAACCACCATATAATATGCCTAGTTCTGCTACTTTTAAGTTTTCATTTTTTTTTTTTTTAAATATAGACTCGTAAAATAATGTATATGGATGACAATGTCTTGAATCACTTACATTATATCTTTGCGAAGATTTATCAGTATCATATTTTTTTCCAATTTCACACAATTCCGACGAATTATTCAAGTAGTTAAGTTTTAGACTCGTCATTTTATTATTTAAAATAGTATTTTTAAATAATAATAATAGTTTTAATTATAAACATTAAAATTTACGTAGCAAATAGTGCGCTCAATTTTATATTTGCCTCATTATAATATTTTTTCCTATATTCTCTCATAGTTTCATCTTTAATATGTGTAGTTTTAAAATGATTGTATGTTTTATTTTCTTGTAATAATTCTATTATAAAATATAACGCATACATCCCACATTGTCCATCTCCAAATTGATGTGTGAAACCCTCATTATTATCCACTATTAATTTAATATTTAAATTATGTGCTTGATTTACTATTCTATCAATTAAAACTTTAATTTGTTTTGGTGTTTTAGCCCCATTGCTATCAAAGTAAAAAATAAATTTTTTATCTAAATCTAAAAATAGAGCTATCCAATGTTGTCCCGGTTTAGTATGGGGATCAGTATTAAATATTACACCTATTTTACTAATTTTATTTCTTATGTGCTCCTCTAAATTGAAATTACATAATTGCTCCCATACACATGTTGAAAACAATTCTTTAGAGTCAAAATCTATAGGTGATGGTCCAATAAACTTGAAATTGCTATTTGACTTTTCATATTGCTTCATTATTTTTATTATATCAACACTAGACAACCATGTATTTGGTTTGTTAGACCACGATTCAGGAGAGAAAGGTTTAAATATTTCTTTTATTAATAATTCACTGTTATTAACTTTGTTTAATGGAGTATTTTTTAACCAGCATAATTCATCAAAACATTGTTTATCTAATTTGTTCTTAAAATATTCCCATATTTCTTTGCTATTATTTGTTACTATTTTATCGCTATTATTTGCGTTCCATACATTTTTGAATAATTGTAAATTGCTTCGTGAATAGCAAGTATAATCTTTTAATTCTTGGTCTATATTTTTGTTTTGATATGGTGAACATTTAAGTTTGTTAAATCTTCGAGTTTTTCTTTGTTTTCGTCTATGTAAACGCATTTTTAAAGGTGAATTTTTATATGTTTTTGTAAATTTTTTTGTAAATTTTTTATATATATTGTTTTTAACATTTATCATATTAATTATATATTTGCTAATTAATATATAATTATAAAATAATTATTCCCTTTTTTGTGGAAGTATTTTTTTATTATATTTGTTAGATTTTCTAACAACAAATAAATCTAAATTTGATATTTTTTTTGAAGTATCAGTTGGACACATACAATTAATTGTTTCTGTAGTTATATTAAAATCTCCGACTGTTTGATTAGTTAAACTATTATTTGAATACTCTTTTAATTCGTCTTTTATTATGTTTTTCATTTTTTTTTCTTTTAAATGTAGTATTAAGTTCAATACATATAATAAATAATACATTTTATATTTTTCACCTATATTACTATTTGTATTATCACTAATCAATAGTTTTTCTAAAGTAGAATTATTGTATTTTATTATTTGCTCTTTATATATATTAATATTGTCTTCTAAATTATCAAAAATATCTTTCAATAAACTATTATTACTTAATAAATGTTCTAGTTTATTTGTTTTGGCGTATTGAACTTGGTTTGTTAAATATAATAAGTCAATGTTATTTATAAATGACTCAATTGATTTAACTTCTTTTACTTCTTTTACTTCTTTAAGTTCTTTTACTTCTTTAAGTTCTTTTACTTCTTTAAGTTCTTTTACTTCTTTAAGTTCTTTTACTTCTTTAAGTTCTTTTACTTCTTTAATCTCTTTTACTTCTTTAACTTCTTTAACTTCTTTAACTTCTTTAACTTCTTTAAGCTCTAAATCTATATTTACTATGTTCATTTGTTTTGACTTCTTAATTTTATTATTTTTATTATTTTGTTTCATAATTATGTATTATAATAAATTTTATTTTAAATCTTTTAATTGAACTCGTGTTGAGTTATAAAATATTTCATTTCCAATTGAACTTGATATATTTGGATTAAAATCATTAAAACTTTCTTGTTTAAATAATAATTGTGCGTCTAAATTATTATTGTGTGTTAAAAAATTAATATTATTTTCATATAAATCGCTGGAACTATTTGGAAGATAGGCAACTTGATCTGCTTTTTGTAAAGCAAAAAATTGGTTTCTTAAAGTAGATTCTTTATCAACATTTGTTGCAAAACCGCAAAAATGTGGTTTTCTAGTTCCTGGAAAAAAGGTATTATTTACATCATACACCTCACTATTATTTATTGGTATTGAGGATTCAATCCTATGATTATACGTAGGCATTAAAGTATATTTTGTATTTACTGGTCTAAATGAAAAATTCATTGCTAAATCATTTGATGGAAAATTCCTGTTTGCTATTGATTTATTCATAGTATTGTGTCCTTCAAAATTATGTAAAGTTACATTATATAAATCAGTTGAATTAGTAGTTGCCATTTTATATTATAAATACTATATAAATTTATTATTAAATATTTATTAATTATATTTAAAGATTTATTATTAATTTATAATGTGTAATAAATGTGTGGAATTTTTGCTTTAGTTAATAATAATAATAATGACGATGTAATTAATGCTGAATTTAAAAAAGGAGAAAAAAGGGGACCTGAATTTTCCATTATTAAACAATTTGATAATGTATTATTTGGATTTCATAGATTAGCAATTAATGGACTAAATAATACTTCAAATCAACCGATTATTAGTGATGATATTATTTTGATTTGTAATGGGGAAATTTATAATTACAAAAATCTTATTGAAGACCATTCTATTGTTATGCAAACCCAGTCCGATTGCGAAGTAATTATTCATATGTATAAATTATACGGTATTAAGTACACATTAAATATATTAGATGGAGAATTTGCTTTTATTATTTATGATAAAAAAACAAATAGTATTATTGCTGCGCGAGATTCATACGGCGTAAGACCCTTATATTATTTTTATGAAAACAATTCATTTGGGTTTGCTAGTGAGTTAAAAGTATTATACAATTTAGTGTCTAATAAATCTAATATTAAAAATTTTAAACCAGGTAATTACTTAGAATTTGAAAATAAAGTGACTTATTCTTACGAAACTACATTGAGTAGTCTAAATTTTATTAGTTATCGTAATTTTCCATGCTCAAATATTGAGTATAAGTTAAATGATGAATTATATAACTTAATTTTTAAAAAAATCACTGAAGCAGTAAGAAAACGAGTAGTTGGAACAACACAAAGACCAGTTGGTTGTTTACTTTCCGGTGGATTAGATAGTAGCTTGGTTGCTGCGTTAGTTAATAAAGAGTTAGTTAATGATGCTAGTCGTAGACCAGAAGAAAAAGTATTAAATACATTTAGTATTGTATTAGCAGGTTCAGAAGATTTAAAATATGCTAAACTTGTTGCTCTCCATTTAAACTCAAAGCATCATGAAATTGTTGTTAGTGAAGATAATTTTTTTGACGCAATTCCAGAAGTGATTAAAGCAATTGAATCATATGATACTACAAGTGTTAGAGCAAGTGTCGGAAATTATTTAGTTGCTAAATATATTAAAGAGCATAGTGATTGTAAAGTTATTTTAAATGGTGATGGTGCGGATGAATTAATGGGTGGTTATTTATATATGAAAAAAGCAGGCAATGAATATGAATTTGATAAAGAATGTAGGCGTCTTTTAGAAGATATTTACATGTTTGATGTATTGCGTTCTGATAAATCTATTTCTAGTAATGGTCTAGAACCGCGAACTCCGTTTTTAGATTGTGAATGGGTTGAATTTTATTTGGGAATTACTAAAAAACTTCGCTATAATACTACTATTCAACATTGTGAAAAATATTTACTTAGAAAATCTGTTGAAATGATTGACCCAAATTTATTACCATCTGAAATCTTATGGCGTACAAAAGAAGCATTTAGCGATGGTGTTAGTAGCATGGAAAAATCTTGGTTTACTATTATTCAAGAGAAAATCAATGCTCTAAATAGTATTAATCCTGTTATTAATAATGCTTTAGTTGATACACGAATTTTTTATGAAAAAAATAAAACTTCAACATTAAATCCACCACTAACACTTGAACAAATTTATTATAGATATTTATATAATAAAGATTATAAAAATTGCGACCATTTAATTGAATATTTTTGGATGCCTAAATATGTTAACGCTAATGATGCTAGCGCGCGGACCTTAAACTTTTACAATGAAAAAAATACTAATAAAGTTTAAAACACTAATTTTATTTTTTCTTATACATATTTTTTAACGCTTGCGTTCCTTAGTAATGTTAAAATTGTTAAAATTATGTCTTTTAATACTAGTCCTAGTCTTAATCATTAGATTATGATTGTTTTCATATTGTTGCTTCTTAAATTGCTGAATCTTATTTCTTTCTCTTGTTTTTAAGTAATTTAAATCAAACATATTTGTCATAACATTACAATTAGTGCTTACTAAACTCATTAGAATTACTGCTGTAGTCATCATATTTAAGTATAAATAATTTATAAAAATATAAATCAATTTTTTTTTATAATTTTATAATTTTATAATTTTATAAATTGTTAAATGTTTTTCTTAATAATACGTTATAATTAACACTATGAAAAGTATTAAAAATATTTATAAATATTTATAATATTATAAATATTATAAATATTAAAAAATATATAAAACTATATATAAAACTATATTTATAGTAATAATATATTTATGAAAAAACTAGCATTTTGTTTTTTAATTTATGATGTTATAAATAACGATGAACTATGGAATATTTTCTTTAAAAGTGTTGATAAAAATAAATATTCTATTTATATTCATTATAAATTTAATAAACCTCTAAAATATTTTGAACAACATAAATTAAAGAATTGTATTGAAACTAAATATGAAGATCAAACAATACCCTTAGCATATAACATCTTATTTAGAGAAGCATACAAAGACGAAAATAATTATAAATTTATTATACTATCCGGTTCATGTATTCCATTTAAATCATTTGATTTTATATATAATAAATTAACACAAGATCATTATGGTTATTTAAATATATGCCCTCAAGCACAATGTTTTCCAAATTGTAATAGTTTAACAAAAGTAATTGATAAAAATTTAATATCTAAATCGCATAATTGGTTTATTTTAAACAGAAAATTAGTTGAAAGTTTATGTTTTGATAAAGATGAATTTTTGAATAAACACTATAATAAAGTATACGCACCTGCTGAATATTTTTATTACACAGTTATAAGAATTTTAAATCTTGAAGATGAAATAATTACTACTCCAAATGTAGCAAACGACGCTTCAACATTTACAAATTGGGCAGGTATGGATTATAAATATGTAACACCAAGAGGATTAAAAAATTATAATTCAATTACACAAGATGAAATACAATATTTAATGTATAGTAAATGCTTATTTGGAAGAAAATTTACAAGTGAATGTGTTTCTTGTTTCATTAATAATACAGATTATATTGAATATATAAGTTCAATATGAGAGAAAAAACAGTAATATGCTAATAATATAATTATTATTTATTATTTATTATTTATTAAATAATAACTATATTTACATAAAATTTACTTGGCATTTGAAAGACTAGTTGCGTCATTGTTAAACCAGGTCATTTTAATAGTTGTAATATTGGTTTTTATAATATTATATGATGTACTCATAGCATACAAACTCATTAATTTATAATATTCATGATTTTGAATCCAGCTAATAACTTCATAATAATTACTATAACGATGTGATATATTTATAATGCTAGGTATAAAATTATGAATTTCTTTAAGTCCAATAGTTTCAAATTCTTTCCAAAACACACTTTTCCCAAATAATTCATAATTATATTTATCTAAAATATATTCATCCATAGTTTCATAACAATCGCTAGAATAATTATATAAATCTAAATATTTTGTAATATTTTCACTATTCATAACAATATTTTTTATTGTTTTTTTCATAGTATTAATTAATTCTTGATCTACCATCATATTTATAGTCCTCTTATAATATATAAATTAATTATTTAATATGTAATTTTAATAATAAAAATAGATTAGTCAATTTTTTTTCATAATCTTTTCATATTATGTCTTTCTAATTTGTTATTAATTTCTATTATACATTCACTTGTTGATGTAACAAATAAATCAGGAATAAATGAATGAATTAATGATTTAATACATGAAATAAATAATATAAGAGAATAATTTAAAGAAACAAACATATGTTCAAAATAATCCATCTTTATTTCTCTCAAATGTTTAAACTCAAAAAACATAATATATAAAATAGTTATATATTATTTTTATATATTTTTATTAGTTGTATATAGATTATTTTTTCAATACACTATGATATAATGTATAACTTGAATATAGTAATAGTATTATTATTAATACATTTTTCCTTGATACATCATACGGCCAATATGGTAAAAAATATATTATTGCTAATGCCAATAGTCCAAATATATATATAATGTTATTATATTCAAAGTATTTCTTTATATTTAGTAAGGGATAAAAACTAATAACATGCATAATCATTATAAGAGTAAAATAACCTATTAATTTTTCCTTTATCATTTTATAATAAGTATCAATTAATCCAACTATTCCAATTAATAAGAAAATTAAACTTACATATTTAATATAATTGTTAAAATAAAATATTAATAAACAAACAATAGGAACTAAAACCCAACTTAATTCACCCTGAAATACTTTATAATGATAATAATATACATTATTATTTTTGAATGTAATTTTCATTTATAATAACTTTATAAAATATTAAATATAAAATATTAAATTGAAAATTATATTATAAAATTATAAATATTTTATATATAATTTATGGATATTGACTTATTACAACAAGCACTTGAAAACGATGATAATTTAAATATTATAAATACAAATATTAAAGAAATAAAACAAAAGAAAAATGAAATCTTACAAGAACTTGGTTTAAAACGAGAAGATTTAAAAAGTTATCATAAAAAATTAAATGGTTACATGTATATAGATAATATTAAAGATTTAAAGTATGGGCGAAATTTAAGATGGATAAATTTGAATAAAATAGATGCTATTAAAATAACTAATGGAGCACTATTATGTGATATTAAAATTCACGATAAAGGATTAGCACTAGTTTTAAAAGGTTATAATCATAATTATATTACATTATATTTAAATGAAAATATAATATTTCAAAAATTAAATAGCGAAGAAGAAATAATCCTTAAAGCAGTAGATTATTTACATAAACAAAGTTAATAGTTGTATAAAAAAATTGATTGGTTAGTACTTAATATTTATCTATGTATTCAATAATATTAATGCTATATGATTCCAAAATGTGTGCTTATTTAGACATTTTTGAATTGCCTAATGATGTTAATAGACTTATTTTTGATTACCTTCTTAAAAACTTTCAATTTCTTAGTGCACTTAAAACAACATGTAAGTCAATGTATAAAGCAATTAGTGTTTTTACTATTGCTAAATTAATGTTGTCTAATAAACTGGGTTTGTTTAGTTTTCGTGAGTTGTGCATAAATCCGGAGTGTTATGAAGACACTTATGATGTTTTTACATTTATTCATAATTATTATTATACACGTTACTTACATTACAAACAATATGCGTTGAATACTACAACTATCATAGTTAATGCAAAATGTTATAATATACATTCTCATTATTGTTGTGAGTGTTTTAAAAAATTTGTTTTAGTTGGTTCTAACTCGAAGGCAATAGAAAACTATCAGAACTGTGAACAAGTAAATGTAGTATTTTAAAGTAGAACAATATAATACACATAAAAAAAATTGATTGTTTTTTTACCAATTATTTATAATCTTATACAAACTATTTATACGAAACGCCTATTATATAATGGGCATCACTTTTTGCGACTTAAATGATGATGTTATTTCAATTATTATAAGTCATGTAAAACATTATTATTATCTTGCTCTCCTTAAGAGAACATGTTTAAGAAACTATAATAGCGTTTCAAAGTTGTCAATTGCCAAACTTTTGTTATCATGTAGACTTAGTAATTTTTCACCAAGAACATTTTGTGTTAATATTAATTGTTGTGAAGATACCAAGGAAGTATTTAAAACACATTATCGCCATGGTTATGATAGTTATGTTCATATTAAGCAATTTGCCTTAAACAAAACAATACTTTTAATTAATGAAAAAAAGTATTGTCTTAATACACATTATTGTGGTGAATGCTTAAAAAAATTTGTTTTAGTAAGAGACTTGAGAAATGTTAAGCACAATTATGACTATATAGATGAAGTAAATATGAGTTATGCAAGATGTAAGTATATATTTATCTAAGAGATGTTTATAAAAAATTGATTGCTTATTTTTTTATATTTGTTTATAGTCTGAACAAAACAGCAAAGAGCAAACAACAAAAGCAATATGTCAAGCGTTAATTCTTGCGACCACGTTTCATTTTCGGTCGCTAGAGAGAGGTTGCTGGAGTTTTTTGATAAGTTCGTTCCGACCAAGCGAGAATACTGTATTAATCCTGAGTGTGTGAAGGAGACGGAAGCAGCAGTGCTCTATATATGGGAGGATCACTCGTTGGCGTATGAGCATACTGATCGGCAGACAGCGTTGAACATTACAACTGCGCGGATAAATGGAAAACCACACTTGATTAGGTCTCATTATTGTTGCGAGTGCTTCAAGAAACATGTTTTGGTTGGAAAAAACAAGAATGCTTCGCAACACTATGGGAATTATTGTGACGGAGTTCAAGAGGTAGAGGTCTATTTTCATAATGAACCTTGGCCTTCTACATGGTTCAATTGTGTTACAAAGGAGGATCATGTGCTAACCGAGCTTCAGGAATATATGTTGGCAAATGAGTGATGCTACTGTGTTGTGTGTTTCTTGTTATACATTATAAAAATTGAATACTTTTTTTTTGTATTTATTTATAGTCTGGACAAAAAAGCGAAAGCAATAAGCAAAGAGCAACAAACAAATGATGATGTGCCAAGCTTGCGAGTTCAACATTTGCGCTATCAATATTTGCGATTTGCCGAACGAGATCATTGCGCTCATTGTTGACCGCCTTGGAAACAAAGACTACCTTGTGAGTTTCAAAGAGACGTGTGTGTTATTTAGCAAATCGGTGAGTCAATTTTACATTGCCGGGCAGATGGTGGCTACAAAGTACGGAGTGTTTAATGAACGTTATGTTGACACGCGCTTTGAATTCCAGCATGTAATGGGTGACTGTGCGAACGCATACTGCTACTATGATACTGAAGCAGTGTGCGAGTATATATGGAATTACGGTTTCGCACGGTATAATCATCGCATTCAAAAGCCCATGCAGTCAACGACCATGTTTGTCAATGGAAAAGAGTATCCTGTCAAGCATCATTATTGTGCTGAGTGCTTTGTGAAGTATGTATTGGTTGGGTCAAATCCAAATGCGTCACGACACTACGGTGATTATTGTAGCGACGGCGACAAGCAAGTTAATGTGACCTTTAACGCAGAACCGACACCTTCAACGTGGATACATTACCAAACAGGAACTAAGGAACCATTGACCAATTGGCAAGTAAATGCTCTCAATGGTAAGTTTGATTAGTCTTTGTTTAACTTGTCTTTAAGTTGTGTTGTGTTGTGTTGTGTTTTTTTTTCTTAAAATTATAGTTGATAAAAAAATTGATTACGTTTTTTGGTATTTATTTATAGTTCTGAAAAACAACTATGTCTAGCATTAATTCAAGCGACCATGTTTCATTTTCGGTAGCTAAAGAGAGGTTGCAAGAGTTTTTTAAGAAGTTCGTTTCAACCAAGCGTACATACTGTATAAATCCTAACTGTCTCAAGGAAACAGAAATGGCAGTAGTACACATATGGGAGGCTCGCTCAAAAGCATACAAACACACTGAACGGCAACTAGCATTGAATGAAACAACAATGTGGATTACTGGAAAAGAATATAGTTTTCGGTCTCATTATTGTTGTGAGTGCTTCAAAAAATATGTTTTGGTAGGTAACAATAAGAATGCATCGCATCGCTATTGGACTTCTTATGACAGACGACAACAAAATGTGCACGTGATTTTTAATAGTGCTCCATACCCATCTTCAACGTCTTATTATGGGTCAGGCACCGTACAACCACTAACCAAGTTTCAAATTAAAATGCTTGGTCAGTAGTTGTATGTCTTATAAAAAAATTGATTACTTTTTTTGGTATTTATTTATAATACCAAAAAAAGCAAAACAAACAAATCTTTAAAAATGATGAATGTAAGCAACATCTGCGACTTACCAAGCGATATTATTTTAGTCATTATTAAACAACTTGGCAATTACAATTATTTAATTGGTCTAAACATTACTTGTAAATCGTTGTCTAAGTTGATTTCAAAATTTGCCTTAACAAAGGAGATGTTTGCTGTGTTGTTTAGCAGATTTAATCCATATGAATTACAGAAATATAATCCAAAGCGTAAGTATATGGCAAGATGTGTGAATGAGCGTTGTAAAGAGGAAACCCATAACGCTTGTGAATACATATGGGAGGCTCACGATGGTCTTGGTTATTTACACAGGAAACAAGATGCACAAAACACAAATTTAATGGTAATTAATAAGAAAAAATTCTGGTTTCGCTCTCCTTATTGTTGTGAATGCTTTAAAAGACATGTTTTAGTAGGAAACAACAAAAATGTTGCGCAACATTACGGAAATTATTGTTATGGAATGCAGCAAGTAGTTGTAACCTTTAACACTACACAACCATCAACTTGGTATGATTGTGCGAGAAATTGGTATGGACCATTAGTGGAGAGGCAGGTGCGTCTTTTAAATGGTTATTATGAACCGTCTTATAGGGAAGTGCCCTTATGATGGCATTAAATGTTTATTTGTTTTGTCTAGTGTTTAATGTAATGCTTAGTGTAGTGTTTTAATGTTATTTTTTTGCTTTAGTGTTTGTTTTTTATTTAAAAGTAATTTGCCACTTATTGTTTTTGTCAATTTATTTTTATTTGTTTTGCTTGTTTTTAACATCATTCTTTTTTTACACGAAAATCCATTTATTTTTAAATGTTTACGTTGTAGCACACTATGATTACATATTCCAATAGCGCGACTTTCTTTTTTACTTGGATTAGGAACTTTTTTAATACAACTACATAATTTCTGCGCTATTATTTTTTCGGCCATTTTTTTGATAGAACTTAGAGAGGTGTTTGAATTTATTTTAATATTATAATAATTTAAAATATTAATATAATCCTCTTTTGCTAAATTCATTGTTATGTATTATATTTTACATATATTTTTATAAAATTACATATATTTTTTATAAAATTATATATATTTTTTATAAAATTATATATATAATTACATGAATGCAAAAAAATTACTTAGTTATACATTAATAATTTCTATAGTTGTTCAAATATTTACATTTTTAATAAGTATTCAAGGTATTTTTACAGAAATACCTGCCGCATATTATTTAATAAAAGACTTGTTTTTATTAGAACTATTTGTTCAATTAATTGAAGGGGTTTTTTACATATGGTTAGCATTTAATTTTTTAAAACTTACAAATATTACACCTAAAAGATATTTTGATTGGATACTAACAACCCCTACTATGCTTATTACATTAATTTCCTATTTAATATTTATTAATGCTAAAGAAACAAATCAAACACAAGGTCTAACTTTATATTCTATTTTAACTAGTAATTATAATGTTATTATACCAATATTACTTTTAAATTGGGCAATGTTGTTCTTTGGTTATTTGGGAGAAATAAAAGTTATTCCTGTTCTATATTCTATAATACTTGGGTTTATACCATTTATCATATATTATTATATGATTTATAGTAATTTTGTTCAGACAAATAATAATGGTTACATATTTTTCTTGTATTTTCTATTTTTTTGGTCATTGTATGGATTTGTTGCTGCTTTACCTTACTATGCTAAAAATATATTATATAATATATTAGATCTTTTTGCCAAGAATTTCTTTGGTCTATTTTTAGCATATATAATTTATACTGGAAAATATTAAATATATATATACTTGTCCAGTATAATTTATAATATAAATACTAATATAAATACTAATAAACATTTTATATGGGAAACTTTTTATATAATGTTATATTAGAATTACACAAGTGCTATGTTAATAGAAAGCGCTATTCCAAATAGTATTAATTATGTAATGGTGTTTGATTTAGATGAAACTCTTGGGCATTTTTCACAATTAAATGTATTTTGGTTATTATTTATTAAGTATATTAATAATTCTAATGAACTCTTATTTTTTAAACTGCTTGATATATTTCCTAAATTTTTACGTCCTAATATATTAAATATTTTAAAAAATATTAAGCAAAAAAGAGAGAAGAATATATGTAATTATGTAATGATATATACTAATAATAATGGTCCAAAATCTTGGGCTATTATGATTCAAAATTATTTTCACTATAAATTAAAATATCAGTTATTTGATAAAATAATAGGAGCATTTAAGGTACATGGACAAATTATTGAAGTGTGTAGAACTTCCCATGGAAAATCTATGAAAGATTTAATAAATTGTACAAAATTACCATCTAATAGTCAAATATGTTTCTTAGATGATCAGAACCATGATAAAATGTATAATGAAAATGTCTTATATATAAAGTTGAAACCGTATACACACAATATTGATTTTTTAACTATGGCATCTAAAACTTATGATAAAATGTATAGTTACTTTCCTAAAAATAAAAATAAAGAAGATTTTATTAATTACATTGCTACTAATAGTCAAGATTACAAACTAGAATATTTAAATAAATCAAAAGTAGAATATAATATTGAAACAGTTTTTAGTAATGTATTAATAAAAAAAATAGACGCATTTTTTAACTCCAAACCACGAAAATTTACAAAGAAAAATAGAAATAATTTAATTAAATAGGTTATTTAAGCAAACAGTCTTGTTATGTAATTATTTATATTATTTCCTATAATCAATTTAGCATTATTTTGTAAATAACTTTCTATAGAACCTATTATTGTGCTTGACAATAATAAAAATACACCCGATGAAAACACTAATTGCCTATCAAATTCTCCAAATTTGCGTTCGCTATATGTAATAGGATTATAATATATAACTAACAAACAACCTATATATATACGCAAAAATGACTTCAATTGCTCTAAATATTGCGGAGCAAAACCACCAACACCTAATAAAACTATAATATACAATAAAAAACTTGCTCTTAGTGAGTATAAGAAGAATAGTTGATTAACTTTCTTGATTTTAAACATATTAATATTAATAAATATTAAAATGTTTAGTTATGCTTTTAATACCAGAAATTATAAAAATTTATTATAAACTTGGTGGTCCCATCGCAAAGTTGTCTCAGACCCCCCATAATATTAATAAATCAAGCTATGTTGTCTTTTTTGTAAAATATAATTTGATAATTTTTTTGAGTTTTGGACATTTATAAATGTCCATTTTTGATTTTTAAGAACCTTTATATAATTTTATAAAATTTACACTTTCAAAATACACTTTAGACCTTTAAGGTAATAAAATTTTTAAAAAGATGCTTAAAATTACCTTACCATAAATATTTTTTATGAATTTTCAAATTTTAGCGCGTTTTTTGTAAGTATAAAATACTTATAAAATACTTATAAATTTTGCGAAATTTCGCGCAACTTTATGAATATTTTTTATTTATTATCTTAAATGTATTGAATCTTTGCTGAGTTGTTATTTTTTATTTACTTGTAATTTAAAAATACTTATACTTAGCGCAAAATTTAAAAAAATGATTTAAGAATTTTTTATAAGTATTATATACTTATAAATGACTTATAAAAAAGGCGCAAAAAACTCCAATTTTTACGAATGTGAATTGTGTGATTATAATACGTGTAAAAAAGGAGATTATTGTAGACATTTACAAACGCAAAAACATAAAAATAATGAAATACTTATAAATGGCGCGAACGCAGCACTTAAAGTCTTTACTTGCGAATGTGGAAAAAAATATAAGCATAATCAGAGTTTATATAATCATAAAAAAAAATGCGATTTTACAGATATAGGCAATAAAGTTGAGGAAACTAGTTGTCAAGTTATTTTACAAAATAATGTTGATCAAAACATGATAATGAAGTTAATATCTGAAAATAACGATATAAAAAATTTATTGATAATACAACAGCAACAATTGTTAGAACAACAAAAACAATTAGGCGAACAACATAGACAATTAGTTGAAATAGTACCTAAAATAGGTAATATAACAAACAATACAGCACATATAAAACAAAATTTCAATATTAATGTTTTTCTGAATGAGCAATGTAAAAATGCGATAAATATGAATGATTTCATAAAACAAATTAAGTTAACATTGGAAGATTTAGATTTAACAAAAAATAAAGGATTGGAAATAGGATTAAGCAATGCTATTATTCAAACTATTAATAAAATGTCGCTATTTGAAAGACCATTACATTGTACGGATCCAAAACGAGAAACATTATATATAAAGGATAATGATTTGTGGGAAAAAGATAGCGATAAAACAAAAATAAAAGGGGCTTTACATAATTTAAATAAAGCCCATTTTAAATTAATTCAAGATTGGATTGCTGAAAATCCAGACTTCAAAGAAAATGATGCAAAACAAGACTATTTTGCTTATTTATTGAAAACTTGCTCTGTTAGTTTAAAGACAATTGATGATAAAATTATAAAAAAAATATGTGCTTGTAATAATTTGAAAGACAATTTAAAACAATTAGAAAATATTAATTGGGATTAATTGGTAAAAATATTTATATATGTTTATATTAGTTTATAATGAGTCCTAACTCAATATTTAATATAATTTGTGCCATAAATAAAAGCACAACCTTTCTTCATAGTTTTTTACCTATAATATATGCTGTTATATTATTATTATTTATAGTTTTAGGAATAACGGGAATAATATTATTTTCTATGGGAAAAAGATTTAAAAATACTGCGCGAGATATTTATGGTCTTCTTCACTTTATAACAACTTTTATTAATATGCTTATAATATTTCATCTTACATATTGTTCATTAGTCATTCCTAGTAACCCTATAAATGTTCCAACAACTACTGAACCCTTAATACATAAGAGGAAAGATTTACCGATAAAAGATATTCAAGAAGATAAACTTGAACCCCCACCAGCATACAATAGTATACAAAAGGGAGGGTTGAAATTTCCGAATAACTTAACTAATCTGATTACAAAAGTTATAGAATCTATAAATACTTTAATCGAAAATAACACTGTGCCTTTTATACTTGTACAAGTATTATGTGCGACAATAATTGTAATAGTAAGTACTTTTACATCTGCTATATTTAAGGGCATATCTAAAGCAGGGTATGAAATGCATTGTCGTGAGAGTAATCAAGTCTTTACTATTCCATGGTGGGCAAATTTAGTAGATATTTTTATGTATTTACTTTTAATTATATCATCTATCTTTTTAGTATTGTATTTTGTATTTAAAATGGGTAAGGATGCTTTTACTACAGTAACTGCTGGATTTGGTTTAAAACCATGTGAAGATAATAAAAAATCACTTAGCATACAACAAGTTATAACAGATATGGGAAGTAAAATAGACAATCCTGATGTCCACCAAGCAGTTATGGAAACTTCTAAGATTATAAATGAATGGCCGAGGATGAAAGCATTATTTGTTATATCATTATCATATTATATAATACAATTGTTTTTAAGAATGATTGAAGATATTATTTCTAATAATATTGTTTTACTTACTCGTTGGCAAAAAAGAGAAACCGAATGCAGTGATGAACCAAATAAAGAATCAAAAACAAGTATGGAAAGAGGGTTTATTTTATTTTGTAATATAGTAATATTAATAGCGACAATTATAGTCACTATAATAGTATTGCTTGTTAATTTCTGGTTTTTTCCTATGATTCGTCAAGCTATTGTTCTAGTTTATGATAAGTATCCTCCAATAGCTAATACGATTAATAGTGAAATAACAAATAATTCATTAGGAAAGGCAGTTGATGAGGTGAGTGGTCATTCAATAAAACTTGAACCTTTAATTAAGGACTTAAAAGGCGAACTAGACGCGGCAACGGATTTAAATGGAGACCTTGATATCGGTAAATTACTTGTGGGAAACCCAGACGATAAATATCATAATGGTGCTATAACAAAAATTACACAACCTAGACCTAATATACATGTTAATACCGATACACATAATGCTCCTTCATCAACTCCTTCACCAAGTGCTCCTGCTCCTTCAACGCCGTCATCAACTCGTTCACCAAGTGCTCCTGCTCCTTCAACGCCGTCATCAACTCGTTCACCAAGTGCTCCTGCTCCTTCAACCCCGTCATCAACTCGTTCACCAAGTGCTCCTGCTCCTTCAGCTCGTACTAAATGATTTAATTAATTCAATACTAAATATCAAATTTTATATAATATTTTTAAAAATTATGAAAAAATATTATGTTTAAAAAGAAGAACCAAAAGCACCTCCCAATGCTCCATTTGCCGCCATTGGTTCCATAGAATCCATAAAAGCATTTTGCATTGCTTGATTTTGCATATTGTTTCCACCTCCTCCTCCACTGCCACTATTCATCATATTAGGAAGAGAATCAATTAATGAAATATTATTTTGTTGCGGTAATTGGTTGACACGTGGTGCCATTATTGTATTATCTAGTGTATCTGCTCTGCTAACCTGATGAATTCCAGGTTGACTTACTCTAATATTTCCTTGATTATTTCCTCCTGTTACTTGGGTTTTTCCGTTCCACATTTCAAGTATTCTATCATATAATATATTAATCTTTGCTCCTAATTTGGTTTGCATAGTCATTATTAAAACTAATGTAGGAATAATGAAACTTATTTCATTAAATTTGGTATAAGGAACTTTGCTATATGTAGGAAAATATCTTATGATTTTATCAATTAAATACATAGCAACAAATAATAAACCTAATTGGATAACAATTTCTAATATTAATTCAATGCTTTCCTTTTTGTCATCGTCTTCAGGAATGTATTCTTTTATAAGTTTTAATAATACTATAACAGGTATTAAAGCAATTATAATATATTGAAACATATTCAATAATACTGCCTTATTATCACTATCAAAATTAAAAACATAATTGAAAAATCCAGAAGGACTTAATTTAGTACTTCCTCCAAGAGTATTCTCAAAAGATTCATCTACGGTCATAAATACTATTATATATATAAATTAAAAAAATTATAATTATAAATAATTTTACCTAAATAAAAGAATTAATATTTTTTATCAAATAATATTTTTTTAATCAAATAATATTTTTTTTATCAAATAATATTTTTATAAATATTAAAAACTTATTGCTAATATTATTAAAATGTTAAAGAAGTCTTGCGAATCAATTAAATATAGAAACTCTAAGTATCACGAAGAAAATCAATATTTAAATTTATTAGAAGATATTTTAGTTACTAATTCTGAATTCAATGGAAGAAATGGAAACACACTCTCTATTTATGGTTCAGCAATGCATTTTTCACTTGAAAATAATAAAATTCCTCTAATTACTACAAAAAAAGTTGCTTGGAAAACTTGCTTACGGGAATTATTATGGTTTATTAAAGGAGATACAAATAATAAACTTTTAAAAGAAAAAAATGTTCATATATGGGATGAAAATGGTTCACGTAATTTTTTAGATGAGCGTGGTTTACATAATAATTGTGAAGATGATTTAGGTCCAATATATGGATTTCAATGGCGACATTTTAATGCTAAATATATCAATTGTAATACTAATTATACTAATAAAGGTATTGACCAATTAAAACAAGTAATAGAGTGCTTAAAAGACCCTAAACAAAGGAATTCACGGCGAATGATTATTACAGCGTGGAATCCTTGTCAATTAGATATTATGGCTCTGCCTCCTTGTCATATTATGATGCAGTTTAATGTTACAAATAATACAAAATTAAGTTGTTCAATGTATCAGCGTTCAAACGATGAAGCATGTGGTACATGCTTTAATATAGCATCGTATTGTTTTTTAACACATTTATTGGCAAAACACTGTGACTTAGAACCATATGAGTTTCTTTACTATAAGGGAAATTGTCATATTTATAATGAGCATATTGAAAACATAAAAATACAATTATCACGAGAACCATATGAATTTCCTACTTTGGAAATTATTAACAAGAGAGAAAACATAGAAGATTATTGTGAAGAAGATTTTATTATTCATAATTATAAGCATCATGACCCTATTAAATATACAATGGTTCCATAAATAGGTATTATTACTTAATAAATTACTGAATTAATATTAAATGTATAATTAATATTAAATGTATAATTAATATTAATAATAATATTATGGTTTAAAAAAAAGATATTATTATATTGTAAAATATGTCTACAGCTGCTTTAGCTTCGGCACGAAGAAGACGAACAACAAACGAACCATCATCGTCATCTCAAAATGTTTCCAATAGAACAGCACAGCAAGAATCGCCAAATTCTTCTAAACAAGCACTACCATCTCCTCCTCCTCAATCTTTAACACCTTTACAAATATTACAAGTTCATGATAATAAATTAAAAGATTTAGAAGCACTATTTGTTGAGTTAAATAGCGAAGACTATATTAAAAATATTGTAGACGAAAAAATAAATGAATTAATACAGGCAAAAGTATCTACTTTTTCTGATGAAAGCAAATTAAGAATGCTTGAAACTACTATTCAAAATAATTTAACTATTCAAAATGTTAGATTTGACGAATTTAAAAATGGAATTCAAGAAAATTTTAATACTTTTAAAGAAAATACTAATAAAATGATGGATTTATTAAATATTAAAGAAAAACATATTTCAATTCCAACTACTAATCCTTCTGATTTAAATGTTGAAAAATTAGATATGTTAGCTAAAGAAGTAAATGAATTAAAATCATTAGTAATCAAAAATCAGACATTGGCATTAGAAACATGTACTTCAATAATCAATATGAAGGATGAGTTTAGATTAAACAATAAAAAAATAGCGGAAATTACTAATAATATTAGTGAACTAAGCAACAGACAATGTAGTGAACCAGGATGTGATCCAGCACAAATGTTCCTTCAATCTTTTATGAAAAATAATTTATTCGGAGGAGCAAATAAAATAAATATGGATGCTGATTATGAGGATGATGAGGAATATGAGGAATTAGATGCTAATACAAATATTGATATTAATAAAAAATTACACATAGATTTAAATAATGAAGAACTAGTTTTAGGCGATGACGATATCTTTTCTGGCGATGACAAAATTGTATTAGGTACCGACGAGTTAATTATGGACGAAAATCAATTACAAGAAATTTTAAATATAAATGCTATGGACGAAATTGATTTAACTAATACTTCATTAAAACAAGAACTAATTGATGAAATTAAAACTATTTCGCCTGAAAATACTTTAGAAGATACTGTTAAAACAGATATGTGATTAAAATAGTGGGTAGTATTTATTTTATTAATTATGTTTAAATAAAATAAATAATATGTAGTAAACTATTAATTAATGCAGTTAATTATAAATTTTTTGATTTTTTGTGTTGTATTATTTTTATACATTCATGTATATAATCATATTAAAACAAGTAGTTACTTAGAAGTATATGAAATAGAAAATCTCTCTAAAGATAAATTTGAAGATATAAATAATTTTAAACAACCATTATTATTGAATAATTATTCATTAGTAAACAATATAAATATTGATTACTTAATTTCTAATTATCCAACATTTGATTTAAATTTATATAATAAACAAAATGAGTCATTTTTAAAAATAAAAATGGAAGAATTTAATTCAATAGTAAATATTGACAATTCAAATAATTATATAAGTTGTAACAATAAAGAATTTTTGGAAGAAACAACAATAGAAAAAATATTATCATCAAGCGATGCTTTTTTTAGACCATATAACGTATGTAGTAAAAGTTATGATATTATTATGGGAAAAAAGAATAACACAACTCAATTGAAATATAGTATTAATTCCCGAAACATATTGTATTTATCAAATGGGCAAATAGAAGTTACTTTATGTCCCCCAAAATATTATAAAAATTTACATGTCCAAAAAAATTATGAATTATTAGATTTTTATTCAGCAATTGATATTAATAATATACAACCTCATTATAAAAACGATTACCATAAGGCTAAGTTTTTAAGAGTATTATTAAATGTAAATCAAGTTCTAATAATACCACCTTATTGGTTTTATAGTATTAAATTTCTTGAGGAAAATTCAATTGTTTTTTTGAATAGTTATAGAACTTTCACTAGTAGTATAGCAATAATACCTGAACTATTTATACAACTGTTACAGCAAAATAATTTGAAACTAAATATGATAAAAGAGAAACAGGATAAAAATGAACCAAACGAAACTGAGCCAAGTAAAACTGAACCAAGTAAAACTGAACCAAGTAAAACAGAAACAGAAACTTTAAATAACACTTAAATAAAAACTTAAATAATATACAAATATATTAAATAATAGTGCTACTACTATTTTACAACTACCTCATACATGTTACTAAATAAATATTCAATAATATCTAATATATCTAATGGTGAATTTGGAGAAGTATTAAAAGTAGCATATAATGACAAAGTATATGCTGTAAAATACGGAGCAAAAGAATTAATAAAATATGAATTACAAATATATAAGCAGCTAAAATCTTGTAGTAATATATCAAGTATATATGATGTGTTTGAGTATAATAATAATATGTATATGGTATTAGATTTATATGCTATGACACTTGTAGATTATAAATTACGAAATTATACACAACAAAACTATTTTGAGAGATGTATAACAATTATTAAGTCTTTAATAATTATTATTAAAACTATTCACGAAAACAATATAGTTCATAGAGACTTAAAACCAACAAATATATGTTTAGATTCAAATCATAAATTGTATATAATAGATTTTGGAATAGCTAAAATATATAAACATGCCAATGTTCATAATAGTGAAACAAAAATAAAAGGACTAATTGGTTCAATAAATTTTTCAAGTTTAAATGTTATAAATCTAATCGAACCTTCAAGGCGAGATGATATTGAATCACTATTTTATAATTTAATATATTTATTATTAAATAACGAGAACTATAAACTATACGATAGTTTTAATAACTATGAAAAAAAAGACATATTAACTATTACATATTTAATGGAACATACATTAAATATACAAAAATTCAATTACGAATTATTAAATAGATTGTTTAATTATATTAGAAGATTAAAATATAATCAAGAACCCAAATATGATTATATTGTAGAACTACTTTCTAAAATAGTAAAATAAGTTTACTAATTTAAATCTTTTTCATAATAAATAATCTATCAACACCTTCTGTTTCCTTATATATAAATTCACATTTGAAATAGTTACATATTTCCATTAATAATTCATCATTATAAACATAATGATGAAGACATCTATTATTAAAATTGTCCAAACTTCTTTTGGTAAATGCCTCAAAATTACCAGCAGGCTGGTCCATTGTTAAATCATGATTTAATAATATTTCTGGAAGTGTTGATAAATCATCTTCGCCTACATTTCTTTCATATTGTGTTAGTAATGTTGAGAATTTTGAATAGTTTCGCTTATGATCAAAAGAATCAGATTTTTCTGGAACAATAATAATAATATGACCATTATTTTTTATTATTCTTAACCATTCACATATTGCCTTTAAAGGATTTGCGATGTGTTCTAGTGAATGAGAAGAAAATACAAAATCATAAGATTCATTTTCAACAAGTGAAATATTTACAGCATCAGAAACTATAACACTGCCTAATTTTTTGCCGTAATATGTGTATTCATTTATATGATTAGTCCATGTAGTATTTTTTGAAAAAACAACATTATCCAAAGATTTTACATTTCGATATAAGCATTCAAAACTACGAGAAGGACCACCTACTTCAAGACCTGCTTTATCTGATACTAAACTTGCTATAATGTTGTTCATTTTATATTATATTATAACATATATAATATATGTTTTTATATAATAACATATATAATATATTAACATTAATTTATATATTATGTTTTCGAAATGTGAATGAAATTCTGGGTTCTTTAATTTTTTTTTGAATTGGTATTTCATGTGTATATAACTTTTGAAAATTACCTCCCATATGTAATATGCTACAATGACTGGTTAGTTCGTCGCATACGTGTTGCTTTGTTTTTTTTTCACGAATGCGGAATATTCTTTCTGCGCCATATGAAATTGAAATTACACCCACACAATCTAATCCTGTTTCATCATCAGAATGCGCCCCAATATAATCATTACCATCCATATATTTATTTACTAAAATTCCGTTGAATTGTGCGCCAATTATATTATTTACTATTTCTAGTAATTCACTCATATTGTTTGTGAGAGGTTTAGATTCCATAAATTTTTTAGAATATTTATATCCAATAGATTTATCTGAAAAGAATCCAATATTTCTTTGTTGTTTACATTTTTTTCCAAAAATTATTATTTCGGGTTTTTCTTCTAATTGTGACTCAACGTCTATAATACATTTTTCCAATAATTCTTTGTTTATAAACAAGCCTTTATCTAAAAATGCTGTTTTATCTGTATTTTGAAAAACTCTTATCATTGAGTGATTATAATAGTAGCAATTAAATTTAAATATATCAATTTTTATTTTATGGAACGTTTTGAATTAGCTAAAAATAACGTTATATTTGCTAATATTATTTTGGCTGTGGCTTTAAAATTATTATTTGACAAATTATAAGTTAAATCTAGTGATTCGTAAATATTATTATTTATAATTGATACTAAATATGCGAACGTATATGGTAAATCATATACTTCAGATAATAGTAATAAAATAGAATAAATATTATTAAAATAATATTTGTAATAATTAAACCATTTAATATCTATATATGTCTTGTATTTTATAAGAGTAGTTAACATATCATTTATTTCAGTTAATGTTATTTTAGTGGCAGAGAGATTATGAAAATCACTAATTTTAATTGTTGCTTCCTTAATAATATTTTTTGGTTTTAAATAATCCTTTTCTCTTGCTTTATTAATTTTTATAGAATTAAAACTTAATATATGTACTTGTAAATCTCTCGGTAATTTAAAATAAATATTCTTTAAAATTTTTCTTACTTTATAACCTCTGTATATTTTTTGAATTATTACAATTATACTATTGTAATGTAATCTTGCGTGATTTGCACAATACAAATTTTTACATAATAAAAAAGTAGGAAATTTGTATTTTTTACAATTTACACAAAACATAATTATATAATAAAATAATATAAAGGTTTTATATATTATTAATATATAAAATGTCTATGGCTGATACTGCCACCAACCAATATGTAGGAAAAGTAAAATGGTTCAACAACAAATCGGGTTATGGTTTTGTTACTTTTATTGATTCAAGTGATTTTAAAGGAAAAGATATTTTTGCTCACCATTCTTCATTAAACGTAAAGGATGAAATTTACAAATACTTAGTCCAAGGAGAGTATGTTGAATTTAGTGTTCAAAAAATGGACTCTGGAAATCACGAATATCAAGCAATGAATATTAAAGGAATTCTACAAAATGATCTAATGTGTGAAACACGTCATAAAAATCGCGACCTATCTAAAAACTCCGAGTCGGTAGTAATTAAGTCTTACAACACTCATAATAATGGAAAACCACAACATAAACATGTTAAACCATAAAATTTTAATGAACTATTGGTTTATTAAAGAATAAAATACAATACAAATATAAATAAAGATGAAACTGAAACTAAAAAACATAATTTGATTGAAATAAATAAATAATAAAGTCTTTTATCTATATCATATGAAATAGTTAGCATATGATTAGCATTATAAAGAACGACTTCATTATTAATACTATTATTATGATTAATAATACTATTAGTATCATCATAACCAATAACTGTATCATCATTAATATTATGACTAATCTTATTATATGACACAATATTTTCTATCATGCTATTTTGTTGACTACATATAAAACATTTTGATATATTTTTTTTGGTAATATTTTTATGTACCCAATCATTAAGACAATAAATATGAACATCATTTTTACAGCAAGTTAAGGTAAAATGATCATTAGTAGATATGTCATTTAAACATATTACGCATTCAGTAGTATCCATAATATAACTATTATATATAAAAAATTTATTATTAAATATTTTTCTTATATATTTTTTATATATTTTTTATATATTTTTTATATATTTTTTATATATTTTTTATATATTTTTTATATATATATTTTATATTTTTTTATGTTAAAAAAAATTTGCCTACTTAAAAGAAGAGAGTAGTGTGTTACTGGAGGTGGAAGTATTAGTATTAGGAAACGAAGAATATTATAAGACGCGTGAAAATGTAGTATTAAATAAGGAACTAGAAATAGAAGGAATATATGTAGATGGAAAAATAAGTAGACGTGGAATAAATTAGAATGAAGCAATATGTGCCCAATGAAATTTTTCTTCAAGTGAGAGGTCATTCCACATAGCAGAAATTTCTTTAATAATATCTGTATTTTTGGGATTAAAATTGTTGTTGCCAGTAATTTGGAGGTTTTCTTTAAAAAGATAAGAACGAACATGAGGCCTAACAGCTTGAGAAAATAATTTAAAACCATTAGTATGCTTATTTTTAACTGGAACCTTAAAAGAAAGTAATGAAAGAATATGAATTTCGAGAAAATCAATACGTAGCTTAAGCGTATCAATAGTATGAACCATAAAAAGTAATAAGTAATACTAAGTAAAAAGTAATAATAAGTAAAAAATAAAAGAAAATAACAAAATCAATTTTAAAAAAGTATAACAAAATAATCTCTCAAAAAAAAATATTTTTTTTGGATTTTTTAAAATATTTTTATAAAACAACAATAACTTAAGCATCCTCAACGTTTGCTTCCTTAGCCTTGGCAGTCCAAATAGCCTTTTCCTCATCACTAGTGTTTTTCCACATTTGAGCAAGTTCCTTCATGATTTCCGTGTTCTTGGGTTTTTCATCACCAACACACAAGCGCTCCTTAACCTCATCCCTGTTGGCATTGGAGAAGAGAATGTAGCCATTAGTACCGCGCTTCTTCTTGGGTTTGTCTTCATCCTCAGACGATGGTTCGTCTTTAGACTTCTTTGCCTTCTTAGGCGTCTTGGTTTCAGTCTTAACGACTTCATCATCAGACGATGACTCGTCCTTAGACTTCTTTGCCTTCTTAGGCTTAGCGTCGACGACTTCGACAGCATCTTTCTTAAGAAGCATAGCAACCTGCTTCTCAAGGGTCTCAACGCGCGCAACAAGCATATCAATAGTGGTCGACATTGTGTATTAGTATTAGTTTGTTTGTGTAGAATATACAATTATATAAAAAAATACAATTCAATTTTTTTTAAGTATAACAAAAATGATTAGCTAACTAATATAAGGTTATGTTACCGAATTCCGGTTTGCTATAAAAGCACTAGTAAATGAAATAATAATAGGTCATTTAGTATAATAATAGAAGACTAAGTAAACTACAAAAAAAAGAATTGCTACAGTACACTCTCTCAAAAAAAAATATTTTTTTGGGTTTTTTTTAAATATTTTTATACAACAACAACAATAACTTAAGCATCCTCAACATTGGCTTCCTTAGCCTTGGCAGTCCAAACAGCCTTTTCATCAGCACTAATAGTTTGCCACATTTGAGCAAGTTGCTTCATGATTTCCGTGTTCTTGGGCTTTTCATCACCAACTTGAAGTTGTGCCTTAACATCATCCCTGTTGGCATTGGAGAAGAGAATGTAGCCATTAGTACCGCGCTTCTTCTTGGGCTTCTCTTCCTCATCAGATGACGGATCTTCAGTAGACTTCTTGGTCTTCTTTGCTTCCTTCTTAGGTTCCTTAGGTTCCTTAGGTTCCTTAGGTTCCTTCTTGGTCTTGACTTGTTCCTTAAGAATCAACGCAAGCTGCTTCTCAAGGGTCTCGACGCGCATAGCAAGCATATCAATAGTAGTCGACATTGTGTATTAGTATTAGTATTAGTTAGTTTGTGTAGAATATACAATTATATAAAAAAATACAATTCAATTTTTTTTAAGTATAACAAAAATGAGAGATTAAGTAATATAACTAATATAACTAATATAAGGTTATGTTACCGAATTCAGGTTTGCTATAAAAGCAGCGCTAACTATAGTGAGTAAAGTATAATTTTTTATTAATAAAATAAAAATTTAATAAAAAATTAATAAAAGTTAGAGAGATTGTAGAGTATATACTATAAAATTGATAACATTAATTATTAATATTTTAATATAAAAAACAATATAAGAAATAATGAAAAACGAAGTAATAATAAACGAAGTAATAATAAACGAAATAATAACAAACGAAGAACAAAAAAAAGAACAAAACCAAAATATCAAATCTTTTCTAAGTGCGGCACTAGGAGCACTAGTAGTAAACATATTATATAGTTATTTTAAATTCTAAATAGCAACTTCAACTACTAATGACTCCAACTCCATTTTTCTTCTTTTATATTTAAAATAAGCAATAACACACGCACAAAGAAGACCACCTGCTAACCCAATACCGGTACCAATATAAAATAAATCATCGGGATTAACTTGCGAACGATTACTACTAATACTAGAAAATAAATCTTGAGTCTCAGAAATATTCATAAGTCGTCTATAATAAATCTCTCAAATTAAATAAAATAATTTATAAATTTTATAAATTATTTTTAAAATTCAATTTTTAAAAGAAAAAACACAACATGCTTGTAAACAAACTCAAACCAGCAATTTAGCACATATGAAAGATAGCGTATTGGCATGCTTTGACTTGATCCTTCCAATAGTATTCGAGTGCCTCGTCTGTTGCCCAATCAAGAAGACTTAGTTCGTCCGCATTTTCTTTTTTCAACCATTCTTGCGGAGGCATTGGCAAGTCACTTGGACTGGGTGACGCACACATAATCTCATAGTTGTCCTCTTCACACATTCGCCGCGCCAAATATCGACACTTACACCGGCAATCTTTATACCACAATTCTTTTGTGTCATCCAACAAGTCAATATAATCATAACCTTTAATTATAGGTAAAAGTAATTCTGGTTTTTTGAAGTTATGACGCTCACAACAGTAGCACTCATTACAAATATCAAGTTTCTCTTGCCAAGACTTGCCCGCAAACTTGGTGTAATCGTTAGCGCCGTCAATACAAGGAGATGGCATAAGCGAAGACATAATAGCGTTTGACATTGTAGACTTCAATACTTAAAATAATAATAAGTAATCAATTTTAAATAAGACTAACAGAGAGATTATTATATAATTTTTTGCTACTAGTTTAAGGTTTTGTCACCGAATTCCGGTTTGCTGTAATTAACTAGTTATTATGACATATTAGATTGTAATATTTATAGTAATATTGGATGTATATGGGATGCCGGATTGGGGGAGGGGGTGGGTTCGCTGGTAAACATTTCCTCATTATAACCTTCCATAATTAATTCCCCCTAAATATACGCCCGAGTCCCCCCATAACCTAATCTAATAGAATCTCTCAAATTAAAATTAATTATTTATAAAAATTGTTATAAATAATTAAGAATTATATAATATGTAATTAATTATATAATGAGTCGTGCTACAAAATTAGGTCCAGGTGGAACTATAACTACCAATAATGGTTATTATAATAATTATAATAAATATAATGGACAAAGAGGCATAGTTGTATCCAATATATCAAATCATAATGCTTTAAAAAGATTAGCAAGTTTTTGCCAGCGCGATTGTATAGGGTCACAAACAATACCTATTATACCAGAAACAATACCTATTATACCAGAAACAATACCTATTATACCAGAAACAATATTACATTATAATACAACTCAAGGCACTAGTTTTATATGGAGCGGAGTTACTTTTATATTAAATACCACCCTAACAAGTTTTTCTTATTCTGCTACTATAACTTCTATCCCCGCAATTCAAGTACCCTCTCGAACTAATTTAATAAATGTTACAATAGGAAATCTAGTTACAACTATTGGCAATAACGCATTCTTTAATTGTATAGCATTAAAATCTATAATAATTCCAAATTCAGTTGTAACTATTGGTAATACCGCATTCTTTAGTTGTAGTGCATTAACATATATAACAATTCCAAATTCAGTCATAACTATTGGTATTAGTGCCTTCCAGCGATTACAGACTAGATCTATAACAATTCCAAATTCAGTTACAAGTATTGGTGCTAGCGCATTCCGACAATGTACCGAAGCAATATATATAACATTACCAAGTAATCATTTATTCACAACTATTAATATTAATACATTCAATGCTTGTTTTGCATTAATGTCTATAACAATTCCAAATTCAGTTACAACTATAAATGCTAGTGCGTTTGAATCATGTAGAGCATTAACATCTATAACAATTCCAAATTCAGTTACAACAATTGGCGCTAACGCATTTAAAGATTGTATATCATTGGAAAATATTTATATATCAAATGCTACAGCAATAAATCTGGGTAATCTGTTTTCTCAAACATGGTCATCGCCTGGCAATATTCTGCCACCTAATTTTTACAATGCGCCATCCACTGTCTATTTTCGCCTCCCCATAGTTTAATAAATAATAGATCCCAAAAATATACGCCCCAGTCCCCCCAAAACCTTAAAATAAAAAATTGATAATATTAACATTTAAATATAAAAAATTAAATATTAATATTATGACACAGTTAAATGCTTTAAGTTTATTTTCAGGAATGGGTGGCGACACACTGGGTATGATTAATGCCGGCATAAATGTTCAAGCATTTTGCGAGTTTTCTAGCGCAGCAATACAAAGTCACCTCCTAAATTTCCCCGAGTCAACATTAATAGAAGACCTTAGTCATAAAAAAAAGCAAGACCAAACAAATATTATGCTAATAAAAGACGAATTATTCGAAAAATATAAAGGCACTATTGATTTAATATTCGCAGGACATCCGTGTCAAGGATTTAGTAATGGCGGAAAGAAATTACCAGACGACCCAAGAAACACACTATTTAGAGAGTTCGCACGTGCGGTAAGATTAATCTCTCCAAAATATTTTATAGGTGAAAATGTGGATGGTCTATTAACACGCAAAACCACAGACGGGCAATTATTTATGGATGTAATTATTAAAGAATTTGAAGCACTAGGCTATACTATTAGTCACAAAGTCATTCATGTAGTTTGCTACGGAATCCCACAATTAAGAAAACGATTAGTATATGTAGGAGTAAGAAACGACTTAAACAAAATTTACAGTTTTCCAAAACCATTAAATAATGGCAAAACAAATTTACCAAACCTCGCCAACATAGTAAAATTTAACATGACAGGGGCAATCAAAATCTTGCCTGAGGATTTTGATATGACATTAATTCCCGAGCAATGTATTATTACCGACTTAAACAACGACGAAGACGAAGTCACCAAAAATATTCACCCATATTTAAATTTAAAAGCTAAAGCACATAACGCAGAATATAAAGGCAAAGTATTCAAAAGCCTTCTTTCATTTGGCAAACGCGATTCTCCAATTCACGCAGAAATTATTAATATATTAAACCCTTGTAAAACAATCATTTGTAGTTATGACCATCAACCTAGACTATTTGTTCCCCTCAAAAATAAAAACGGATATTTTATCAGATGCTTGCTACCAGATGAATTAAAACAAATACAAGGATTTCCAAGTACTTTCCAAATATGTGGAAATAAAAAAGAACAAGTCAAACAAATCGGTAATGCTGTACCACCCCCTCTCATAACACATATTGTAAATCAATTAATCAATCTTTAATTCTTTTAAGAAACTATAAAACTACTAATATTTGCTTTAAATGTTGGACGCGGATATACTTCCATTTTTCCCATTAATTGTTTTTTATTGGCACCCCTAGCATATTTATCTTTTAAAGCATTAATATCGCTAATATAATGTTCAATCCATGGAGAGTCTTTAATAAATTCCTCACCATTAATAAATAGCAATTGTGGAGAAATATTCTTTTCAGGTGTTCTTTTATATTGTTTTCCTGTAAATAATATAACATAATAAATGTCTTTACTAGGGCATGTATCATTAAAATAAATAGTTGTATTATCCGTTTTCTTAACTTCAATGTTTAAATCAATATTTCCAACATTACGAAAGTCTTTAGATTGTTGACTTCCTGCTTCAACATAATTTAAACCCATAGAGTCAAGAATAGCCCCTATTTTTTGAATAATAATACGTTCACTAATTTGAGTATTTCCTTTTTCAGTCTTTGTTGAAAGTATAAACGTAGGACTAATATGCTTGTTCAATTCGCAAGAAATTTCATAAAATAATTGTTTTGCTGTTAGAGACATTATATTATTTTATATGTTATAATACTTAATACTATAACATAAAATAAAATATCAATTTTTTAAAGTATAACGAAAATAAGTATAACGAAAATAAATATAACGAAAATAAGTAAAATAAAAACAACCAACTCTTTTAACAAATATGTTTAAAGATATAATTTTATACCATAATTATGAATAATAGTATAAATAATTATAAAATTAAAATATCATGTACTTCGATAAATGACTTGTCTTATAATAATAAAAAAATTTCTAAAAAAAATTATAATAAACTTAATTTAGAAAGATTAATAGATACTATTGATTATATTGAAAAAGCAGTATTATTATATAAAAATAGTAAGACATATAATAATGTATATATTACAACAAAATCATTAGAATTTATATGTAAATGTAATAATGAAATAAGTGCTATAGATTTTGAAACATTCATTAAAGAAATGCAAACTATTGGTTTTATTGCTAACAAATTTAATACTATACATTTAATAAAAATATACACAGATAAACCAGAAGAAACAATTTTAAAATATAGATTTCAATCCATAACCAAAGAAAAAATAAAAACCAGAGGAAGAAGCGAAAATAAATCAAGTTATAGCACCCAAACTTTATATAGTAAAACTAAACAATTAAAATAAATAAATCTTATTTATGAAATACATCATAGTTTACTCTAGATGTGTCTGGACCATAGCAAGCGGACATAGCTCCTTTTTTTTGAAACATTTCAACCTCCTTTTTAGAATATGTGTCAAGAAAACCATTTTTTAATCTTTTTTCAAAGTCTATTCGTCCTTGTTTATCATCTTGCCAAAAACTATTACATTTAGGGTCACAATAAAATGACTTACAAAGAAGATGTAGCGAATCATCGCGTATTTTATAGTGTTCTTTTGTTATTGTTTTTTGATTAAGAACTTTTCTAATAACTTTGTGCTGATTTGGCATATAATCATTTCTACAAAAGGCTTCACATTTTTTCATACCTAAATTAACTTTTTTAGTCTTTGCTTTTTTAGTCTTAACTTTTTTAGTCTTCTTATATTTATTCATAGTTTATATATATAATAATTATACTATAATTAATGACACTAATAATATCTTCTTGTGCCTCCCTTTTTTTTCTTAGAAGATCGTAACGTTTTAGTTTTTATCAATGTTTTTTTACGATCAAGCGTTGCCGAAATCAAATCAGATTTAACCTGATCTATTAACACAATTTTTTCATTTTTAATATATATTGGATAATTACCATCATCATCGGGATTAGAAAGCATTTCATTTTCCTCATGAATATCATCATCATTAGTAGAAGCAGGACAATCATAAGTAATAATTAAAGTATTAGCAGCATTATTTTTTTTTACTTTTAAATTTTTTGAAATTAAAAAAACACCTCCCCACATTTGTAATTGATTTTTCCACCAATCTCTCAACTTACCCAAATTATCATATTTTTTTAAAAATTCCTTTGAAAACCCCGGTTTTATTTCTAAACGAACTACTTTTCTAGTAGAACTCATTAACTATAATTTTATATATATAAGTATATTATATACAAAAAAACGAATAAAATCTCTCAAATTAAAATAAAAATAATGTATAATTTATTTAAAAAAACAACACCTTACTAATTATATACCTTACTAATTATATACCATACTAATTATAATGTATAAATTAATACCAGTATTACTAACTTTAACATTTAACGTTACATACAGCATTAAACCCAAATATTATTACAATTCGCGCATTCATAATTTTGGAAATATGGGACTAGGTGGACGTCTTCATTCATTACTAGCACCTTACGCAACAACAATGATAGACAACAAATGTTATAATTCAGTAAATATACGCCAATTAATTCTCTCAAAATACAATCAAGAATTTTATAAAAAATATGAAAAATTACCAAAACTAATAGATTTATGTTGCGGAACTGGAACGTCAACGGCACCCAACCAATTGGGTATAGATAGTAGTTTACCAATGATAACTCAAGCCAAAAAAATACATAATAATAAACAAGCAATAAAAACCCAGTTTATCATAGGCAACGCAGAAAACTACGGACAAGAAGACGAATTTGACACAGCAACACTAATGTTTGCTTTCCATGAAATGCCCAATTATGCGCACCATAAAATAATAAAAAACGCAAAAAAAATAACAAAACATGATATAATAATAGTAGACATTAGTCCAAACTATAGTCCATCTAAATTAATGTTATCTGGCGAACCGTACTTATTAAATTATAAAGCAACAATACAAGAACTATTAACGCAACACCAATTTACATATTTAGAATATATTCCTAACCATGTAGGATTATGGATTTATAGTCATAACCAAGACCCAAAAATAAACTTAACGCAATTATTCAAATAAACAAAATTAATCATAAATAAATACATAATCATTATAATAAGGTCTATTATCACAATTTGTACAAGTCATATATTCATAAATACTATATGTTTCTAAAACCATAAGCAATAAAATGATTACAATATATACAAACATAAATAAATATGTCATCATTTAATAGTTAATAGTTAATAGTTTCCAAAAAAAAATATTATCAATTTTTTTTCTAAACCAAAACTAATCACGTTTTACAAAAACTAATCACTTAAACAAGAAACAGTCCCAAACATATCAAAGTAACTACAATCCAAAATAGTCCAATACTATCCCCAATCATATAAAGAAGTCCCAAAATAATAGGAAGATAAAACACAAGAACGGCCCCAAGAAACGCGCCTGGAAGACACAAAGATAGCAAGAGCAAAATTAGAATCAATGAAAACCAAAGACCCATAACTGAGCTCATAATTTATTTATTTCGATAACATAAAAAAAAATGTTTTTAGCAAATCAATTTTTTTTTAGCCCAACAATAAATTCAATATTTATGTCAATATTTATAACAATAATTAGCACAATTATTGTTATAATTTAAAAATTATAAAGAAATAAGCACATTAAACCAAAAAGTAACCACATATCTTTAGGAACAATCATAAACAACACATAAAACGCGAAAACCACAAGCGGAACATAAAAGATTGTAAAAGCAATATTAAAAGCATCAGGAATAACATTAGAAGACAACAGCAATACAACCATTGACATAAACCAAACACTAAGAAGCATTGATTCCATTTTATTTTACTAATAATACAATAAAAAAAAGATTTATAAGCAAATCAATTTTTTTTTACCAAAATAAAAATAAAATAAAATAAAATAAAATAAAATAAAATTATAAATTTTAATATATATATAAAACCTACTTAAAGAAACAACATCATATATAGTATAGCAATAAAAATAATAAAAATAAAAACTTTTTTAATTCTGCTCTCATAGCTCAGTTGGTCAGAGCGTTGGTCTTATGAGCCAAAGGTCGGCGGTTCGAACCCGCCTGGGAGCATTTCTTTTTTTTAGCTCTTGTGGTGTAGTTGGTCATCACTGAGGACTTTGAATCCTCCAACCCCAGTTCGAATCTGGGCAAGAGCTATTTTTATGCTGGGATGCCCGAGTCAGGTCTAAGGGGGGCGACTTAAGATCGTCTGGCTTCGGCCGCACGGGTTCGAATCCCGTTCCCAGCATTTTTTTTTACTGCTCCGTTAGCTCAGTTGGTTAGAGCATACGGCTGTTAACCGTGAGGTCACTGGTTCGATCCCAGTACGGAGCGTTTTTAAATAAACAATAATATGTAACACAACTTACATATTATTTTTTATAAATAAACAAAAATAAGTAAATAAAATAACAAAACAAAACAAAACAAAATAAAATAAAAATAAAAACAACTTAAAGACATAAAACCAATAATATAATAATAACATAAAGTTATTATCATTTTTATAAGTCCCTGTGACGTAATTGGATAACGTGCCAGACTTCTAATCTGGAAATTGCGGGTTCGAGTCCCGTCAGGGATAAAAAAATTAATATATATTCACACATATATATTAATTTTTAACACAACACAACACAACACAACACAACACAACACAACACAACACTAAACAAATTCAGCATTCAGCACCCAACAACATCTGCCCACCGTTTTCCAACCATCGACGTGAGTCCAACACCCCAAATAATCGGATCATTTTCAAAATCCATAACACCCATATCATAGTCATCCTCCTTCTCCTCAATATCTGAACAAATCATGCCAGCAAACATGTTGTTGCTTTTAACACCAACAATAGGAACAGACTTGACAACAGACTTAGCAAATGTCACTGTTGGTTTCTTAGCAACATGCCCACCAATCTTACAATACTTAGTTGTATGCCCAAAATATCCACAATTATTACACTTCGTGTTGAGCAACAAAGGACAAACAACATTGGACGCGTAATCGCGAACATTGTGAGTATTGTATCCAGACTTGGAAGCATCAAAGCAAACTTTGCAGAACATTTTTCTTAGCGCTTTTATATATATTATTGTAGAATTCAACACAATCAAAAAATATAACAAATCAATTTTTTTAAAGTGTAACGAAAACAAGTGTAATAATTAAGATTCATATTTCATTATTTTATCTAATAATGAACATTCAATAGGGTTAGCAACATAATCTCTCGGTAAAAATGATTTAATAGTCATATTTTTATTACATTTCCCTAATAACACTTCAAAAATATTAGGAAAATAATCATATATAAAAAAACTTAGCCCATATTTTTTACGCAATTCAACATTTAAAATTTCTTGATTAAAAAGTTTATCTATCATAACAAAAGCAGTTTTCAAATAAATAATATCATTTATTAATTCTTTTTTTAACAAATTCAAATCAGATACACGTTTTCTATACTTAGTCAATTTATCATTTTCAATAAATAAATTAGATTTCATAATAGCATTTAATAGTCGTAACTGATTTTTTATATTCTTTAAATTGGTTATAGTTTTAACTTTATAATCTTTAATTTTCTTTATTATAGTAAACACATTTGTATTACAAATAATAGGATAAGACTTTGAAATTTGTTTAGGTATTAAAAAAGGATTAGTTTCTTTTATTTCATTAATTTTTTCTTCAATAGTTTTTATTTTTTTCCGCAACGATTTCAAAATTTTTATTTCAAGTTTATTATATTTAGATGTCAACAAATGTTCATCATCCGAATCACTTTGTTCTTGCGGATTATTTCCATTGAATCTATAGTTTCTAGTACTATTTAAATCTTTATCAGAACTAGAGTCAGAATCATCATGCTCAGAACTATTAGAATTAATAATATTTGTATAACTTTTATTAATGCTAATAGGTATTTCTTTATTATATGGTGCTGATGCCGATGCTGTTACTGTTGCTGATTTAAATAAATAATTTTTACGCATCAATAACTTGGATTTATATTTTTTTTTATATATCTTCTTATAATCATTAGTAAATAAAAGCATCTTACCTGACTGAAATTCAACGTAAGATTGTAATTTATCATATTGATGAGCAGTTATTTTATATGCTTGTGCGGCAGCATCTAATTTCATAAAACTCAATAATGATAATATAAAGGTCAAAAATCCATTTAAACTAGCTAAAATATATTTACCATATATTATTTGCTCAAGCGGAGATTGCGCAACACTACAAAAAGCAGTTATTACAATAGAAGGTATAGTAAAACAATAAAGCATATTAATTGTATAATTTCGAGCTTGATTATAAATTATTTTTTGTCCTCGCAAATAACTGGATAATATATCAAGTGCCGATGAATAGCGCTGAGTGAAATCCAAATCATAATATTTATTTACATGTCTTTTAACATCATTATAAGATAGTTTTTTATAATTTATTTTATGCTCTTTATTAGCCAAAATGCTATCTTTATATATCCAAGAAATTTTATTACTATTACTATAAGAATTATATATATTACTATCATCATTATTATCTTCATCATTACAATCATCATTACTAAATGACGAATCACTAGGTTCGCTAATAATACAATCAAATATCTTTTTTTTTAATATTTCTTTACTAACAACAGCATTAGCAGCATCATTATCATTTATAACATCATCATCATTTATAACATCATCATCATTTATAACATCATTAAAACTATCATTTAATAGTAATTTTTTTTTTGTAGGTGTATAATCTTTAGTATAATAATCTTTAGTACAATAATTTTTATTATCAAAATCATCTTCGCAACTAGCATATTCATTAGTATCATAAAATTTATTATTATCACAAATTACAACTAACTCTCTAGAACAAGCATCATCCGTAATATTTAAAACACAATTATTATTACTATTATTACTATTATTAATATTATTACTTACATCTTGAAAAAAAAATTTAGAAAATTTACTATATAATTTTATCATAATTGAAGACTAATATTAAACAATATTAAAATTAATTTCCTGTAGAACCAAAACCACCACAATACCTATTATTTTTTTTACCAAGGTTATGAAACGCATCAACAATATAAACTTTCATTGGTTTTCCAATATCAGGTGGACATAATTGCATATACCTATTTCCTTTTTCAAAATTAAAATTATTTTTAGTATCAATAATATCAAAACATCCTTTAATATTACCCCTATAACCAGAATCAATAATTCCAACATTATTAGCAAGACGTAAAGGTGTTTTAATAGGTGTACTAGATCTTACATACAAATAATATCCAACAAACCTACCTTTAAAAGTCATAGAACACGCAATATTATGATCTAACATATATTTATTAATATGCGTACACTCAATATTTGTTGGACAAAATAAATCAAACCCAGAATTATAGCAATAAGTAATATCATCATTATCACCATTATCACCATCATCCCCATCCTCGTTTTTTTCACAGCACTCTAAATATTTATCGACTAGTTCATTATTAAGTTTAGAAGATTCTTTATACATATTTTTTAAATCAAAATTAACATCTCCCTCATCACTATCATGAATATACATATATAAATTATAATAATCCCCAACAGCATTAGCATCACAACTAACATCATCATCATCTAAAACATTAGTAGTTAAAGCATTAGTTTCAAGATTACGCATAAAATACGAATAAATAAAATTCGAAATAACAGACCCCATAGCAATAAATAATTATAATTTAATTATTTAAATCATAATCAATTTTTTTTAAAAATAAAAATAAATAAAAAATAAATAAAAAAAATAAATAAAAATAATAAATAAAAAATAATAAATGAAAAATTGATATAAATTAAAAACTACATATGCTTTAAGTAGTAATGATTTATTCGCATTCACTATCAAATAACGACGGAGCATTTATTAATAGCGCTTTTAACGAAGCACTAAAATCACCTGTTCTTATGAGGCATGGTGCTGTAGCAGTAGCACACGGTAAAATTATGGGAAGAGGTCATAATCATTATAGAACCCATTCAAAAGACAATTTTATTGCTAATAGTTGTACATGCCACGCAGAAATTGCTTCATTAAGAAATATGTTTCACAGTTGCGGAACAAATACATATGGAAAACAAAGTAATTCGATAAAAGTCGGCTATTAAATCATCAAATCATGAAAATTCACGAGACCTAGATAATATAAAAAAATTATACAAAAAAACAACAATATATGTGGTGCGTTGTGATAATAATTTTAAACTACAAGATTCAGCACCTTGTCAAAATTGTTTAAATACAATATTAGAACTCAATATTAAACGTATTGTTTTCAGTTATAAAGACAATACATTTATTAGTTGTAATCCAAAAGAATTAACAATAAATCATATTAGTGCGGGAAATAATTTTATTAAAAGATTACAAACAAATAACATAACATTAAACACAAGCATAAACACAAGCACAAAGACAAATACAACCATTAAAGACAAAAAAAAACAAAAAGACAAAAACACAAACAAAAATACAAAGAAAAATACGAAAAAAACACACAATTAACACGCAATTACTTTAGCATCAGGAGGATTATGTAAATTACAAGCAGCTATTTTCTTATAAAGCGAACTATCATTATAATATAAACTATAATCGGGTGTAAATCCATTAAAAAAATTACTATTTTTTACAGTATTATTACAATTAATTAAACGCTCAATTCTAGAAGAAGAACTCAAATTTCTGTTTATTTTATTAATACACGCACTATTACTAGTTACATTAGCCACATTACTTTTCATTTCTGTAACATAATCAGTTAGTAAACTACATTTGGCTTTTAAATTTTCAATATAGAGAGATTGAACACGATTTTCACCTCTCAAATGTTTATTAAGCGAACCACTAATATCAAGTAAAGCACTATTATTTCTTTTATAGCACGCAGCAGAATTATTAGCACTACATATACTATTTAAATAACCTTTGCTACTTTTTACACTCACATTAATTTTTCTAGCACTATAAGAACTATTTTCAGAAACACTACTAAATGGATCATGTGTAATTATACTATTAGGATTACCTATATAACTATGATTAGTCTTACCATTTATAGAAAATTGTTTATTAGATGATACTTTATTAAATTTATTAGCATACTTTTTTTTCAACATTGCTCCACCCGAACCAGCGTATCTATTATGATTAGTAGTAGTACAATTATTTTTTACACAATAAGACATATTATATATATAATTATATATAATAAACAAATAATAAACAAATAATAAACAAATAATAAACAAATAATAAAAAATTGATACAATTTATTTTAAAAATTATAACTTATAAAAACTACTTTATATAATATTACTAAGAATAAGAATGTCAGAAACAAAAACTATTCAATCATATGCTTCAACCACGCTAAATGTATGTAAATCTAATAATAATAATATTGAAAAATTAAAAACATTAGACAGTTATTTAAAAAATGGATATTCACTAATAAAAAAAAATCCTATTACAAAAAAAGTAGAAATTACATTTTCATATAATTATGAGGCAAAAAAGAAAGAATTAGAGCAACAAAATTATAATAAAACAATAGCATCAATGATTAGCAATTGGAATAATTATAGAGATGAATTAAACGATCTTTTAGGAGACATTTCTCCTTATTATAATTATAAAGAAACATTACAAAAAATGATAGATGAAGACAATTATATTTTAGAAGAATTACATAAGCAAAAGCATAAACAAAGTCATGATATTAATAATGATAATGATAGCGAATATGCTTCCGAAAGTGAAGATTACAAATATTTATTATATTAAAAATTACAAAATATTACAAAATATTACAAAATATTACAAAATATTACAAAATATTACAAAATATTACAAAATATTACAAAATATTACAAAATATTACAAAATATTACAAAATATTTATGATAAAATTCTTTTTTTTATTTATTTTTTAACTATAATTACGTATAATATGTCTATAGATTTACAATCTTTTGAAAACGATATTATCAATTTAACGAATAATTTTAGTAAATTTAAATTATTAATATTATTTGTTGAAAATAAAAACCTCACAAGCATTTTAAAAAAAAAAATAAATGTGAAAAATAATTATTTATCAAATAAAGAATTAATTCAATATATACAAAATATAAAAGAACTAACCAACCACAAAATTCAATATTTATTAGACTTTACAATAGAAAAATCTATAGATGAACTCGAACAATTATTCAATAATAAAGATTTATTATTTAAATCTAATAATTATGAACTTAAACCAATAACAAATATTAATTCTTTAAATATTACAATAAATCAAAAAAATCAAACATTTACAAATATTAATACATTAATAATAATAGCAAAAAAAATTAAAGTTAAATAAATATAAAAATTATACTATTATACTATTATTATAAGTAATAATATAATATATATGGAACAAAATTATATTATAAATTTTGCGAATGAATTAATAAATAATTTGTATTCAGATACAAGCAATAATTCAACATATGAAAATAATATAACAAACCAATTAATTGATGTTTCATCAATAATATTAAATTCTTCAATATTATCTATGTTTTCTCCAAATACATATAGACAAAGTATGTTTAGACCAATTAATAGTAACTATATTAATGAAGATACATCACATAATAATACTTCAACTTCATCTAATTATTTACAAAATATTATTTTTAATAACACATTATACGATTCATCATATATAACAATATCATCAATATCATCAATAAACAATAATAATTACAATAATTTCAATAATTACAATAATTACAATAATTACAATAATTTAAATTATCCAAGAGCAATAAGTTTGAGAGATGTATTAAGAACTTTATATGTAAATTATTATGAAGAAGATGAAGACAACACATTTTTAGAAACTTTCATAAATAGCACATTTGAAAACAAAACAAAATATAAAAAAGTAATTTCAGATAATGAATTAGAAAAATTAAAACCACAAAAATTTAATAAAATAAATGAAACCGAAACAAATAGTCAATGTCCTATATTATGTTATAGTTTTGAAGAAAATGAAGAAATAATAAAATTACCATGTAATCATAACTATAATTGCGAAGCAATTACAAAATGGTTATCGCAAGAGTCAAATACATGTCCAGTTTGTAGACATGAATTTGAATATAAAGAAATAAATATAACAAACAAACAACAAGATACACACACACACACAGACACAGAGAGAAATATAAACACAGCTATAGAAAATGACTATATGGACCAAGAACCAAACCAAGAACCAAACACACAAAACGTAGAAACTACAAATATTTATAACTTGTTTAGCAATGAAGATATTTTAATGCAGCAAATTTTATTAAACAGTTATTCAAATAACAATCATTCAAATAACAATCATTCAAATAACAATCATTCAAATAACAATCATTAATCATATATATGTTTTAACAAATTTAAACATTGTTTTATTCAGCAACAAATTAAAGTTTAAAAAAGCAAATTTTTTATTAAATACAACTTCAATACTAATAGATTTTGATTTCAAAAATTTCGTAAAAGCAATAATAAAATGAGCAACATATTCAGTTTCAGTTTCAGAATCAGAAATAGCAATAGTTTTAATATAATTTATTATATACATATAAATATTATATACCTCATCAATTTTTAAACGCATATTTGGGTCAGGATATAAAACTTTTTTATATAATTGTATAAAAAAATCTAAAAATATTTTTAAATTTTTTTTCTCAGTTGAGTCAATATTTTCTAAGAAAACCTTATTGTTATGATATATATATAAAAGGTCAATTGTTAAACTATATAAATCATTATACGCATAAACAAAATCCAACAAATATTTAGCAATAGTACTATACATAGGATAATCAGTTTTATTATGAAACTTATAATAAAATAATTGTAATGCTTTCTTATATTCACTCAATTCATTATTACTAAAAAATTCACTAATTTCCGGATTGTTAGCAATAGAATTATATGAATCGTTAATAAATAAATCAATAGTAGTTTTAGTTAACAAGTTAACAGCATCATTAGTATCAATAATAGAATAAAAGTCTTGACTATTATTATAAACAAAAAAACTCAAAAATCTCTTTTCAATATTTATATGATAATGGTCTAATCTAAAATCAAAAATAAATTTTTTTAAATAATAAAAATCTATTGCCTTTTTATTTAATTTATAGCATTTATTTATTTGGAAAGATAATCCAAAATCAAGAATAATAGGTTTATTAGTTTTCAAGTTTATTAATATATTATTAACATGTAAATCATTATGAACAATTTTATGCTTATTTAATAACATTAATGAATTTAATAAATATGAAAAATTATTTAATATACTAATAACACAATCAGCATAATTTGTAGTATTACTATAATATTCTTTTAATGATTTATTTTTTACATAATAACTATACATCAAAAAATATTCAGTATAAGCTTTCTGTTTTGAAGTTTCTTGTGTAGTAGTATCATATATTGTAGTATTTCTAAAATCATTATAAACATTGGGATTAGTATCATAACTATCATAATTAGTATATGTATAATTTACAACATTAGCAATACTACTATTATAATCTTCAAAAAGTGTATCACATTTTTTCAAATTTAAATCAGATTTTTCTATAATGTCAAATTTAACAATACATGCTTTTATAATTGGACTAAAATAATTTTTAAAATTCTTAATATTTTTTTTAATAAAGAATCCAATAATTTTCTCATTTTTACTATAAAAATTAATTTCTTGAACTTTTGTAACTGTTTTTTTTGTATTTTTCTTCCCTTTACAATCAATACCTGGATAATAAACACATCCATAACTTCCTTGACCCAAAAAGTCATCATTATTACTTTTGTGATTAGTTAATGAATACATAATATATTATACTATATTATACTATATTATAATAAGAAAATACTATAATCTAATAAAAATTACTATAATCTAATAAAAATCCTAATAAAAATCTAAAATGTATAGTTATTACATATATTTATGACATCTACAAACCCACCCAAAACATATTTATATATGTTATATAATGAAATTAATTATGATTCTTTATGTAAAGAGTACTATAATATATTAACATTAAATAAAGAACCAGAAGGCACATTAAAAAATTATACAAAATTAATAAATATAACTATGCCATCAACAAATCAAAATTATAATAAACAATGTACAATTGCTATAGTAAATAATCTTTTAAACAATAATAATCTTTTAAACAATCATAATAAATATAGCAATTTACTAATGTTAGAAGATTTAAATGACTTCACTGAATTTTTAATTAATAATGATTATATAATAGACAACTCTATAACAAAAATATATAAAAATAATAATTACAATAACTCTCAACATAATTCATACACTAATTTCAACTCAAAAAAATTAATCTATTCATTCAAAATTACATTATAAAAAATTACATTATAATTAAAAAATTGATAAATATTACTTACTATTTAATATTTAATAATAATAACATTAAATATTAAATATTATGGAGCACAATTCAGCAAATGAAAGCGAAAACACTATCAAAATTTTAAAATCAAAAAATAATACATTTAAAGATTATATTGAATCTTTAGATCCATTACACTACAAAGCACTAAATATATCAATTAGAGAACTAGAATCATCATTTTCATTAGAAAAATCTATTGGATACATCGAGTATATTAAATCAATCAATCAATCCCATAAACCATAAAAATAACTAAACTAATAAATCCAAATATTAAGGCAATAATTTTCTCAAAATTATATTTTTCTTTATAGATAAAATATCCCATTAAAAATAAAATAATAAAATACACTAAATGCCATATTATATTTAAAACTATTAAACTTCCATATGGCAATAACTTATATATAGAGAAACCCAACAACGTATACATTAATAATCCAATTAGTAAGTAAAAATTATTAATATTTGTAAATTTATTTAATTCAACATTACTATTTAACCTATTTTTTTCAATTTGTTTAAATAAATATTGAGAGACTATAGAGAAAAAAGTAATTAAAAATAAATACAAATAAAAATAAAAATCAACCTTTAAATAATCATTTTTTATATTATTTTTCATATTAATTATTACATTATAAATATATAATTTAATAATTTTTAATAGCAATTAATTTTTAGAAGACACAGCAACCATATTTTTAAATGTTTTAAAACTAATATTATTAGAATCCTTAGTACTTTGTTTATTTTCAACATTTACTTCAGTATTTTGTTTATTTTCATCATTTACTTTATTTTCATCATTTACTTTATTTTCATCATTTACTTTATTTTCATCATTTACTTCATCATTTACTTCATCATTTACTTCATCATCAGTTTCAACAATTTTTTGTAAAACAAATATATCATTTTCTAATAAATCTTGTGTGTGTATTTTAAAGTTATTAATTTTACAATAATTATTGAAATCATCAAAAGTTCCTCTATATTTATATTTATTTGATACATATTCAATAGATTGTTTGGGTTTGTTTTTTGTATTAACTTTATTATAGAAAATAGTATTTTCTTTTAACTCATCAACACTGGACGAAGAATTATTAATATTATTATAATAATCTTTTATAAGTTCATAATTATCATAATTATCAATATAAATATTTTTACAATTATACTTTACAACAAAAATTCTAGCCACAACATCTAAATACAAAAAATCAATAGTATTAGATTTTTTACAATAATAGTCAAAAGAAGAATTTGTATTATTATAATTCATTAGCACATCTCCCTTGGGAGTTTTTTGCTTAACATATTTATATTCTAATGAATTTAAATAAGAATCATTTAAATAATCATCCTCTATTTTTATATTATTTAATTCATTAAATTCATCTAAGTATTCGAAAAAATAAGTATCATATTCATAATATTCTTTATTAGCATTATATTTTTCGGCAAATTCATTAATCATTTTTTCATAGACACATATTGAAACAATTAATACAGAAAATAGTAAAGAAGTAGAAGTTACAAAAAAAACAATTAACACATTAAAACAATTATTTAAATAATTGTCATATACAAATTTTTCATCACTTAGCAATTCAACTGTTGAAATTAAATCATTATAATTACTATAATTACTATAACTATAATTACTATAACTATAATTACTATAATTAGTCAATACACATTCATAAGAATTACATTTTTCACATAAATCTTCAACACATAAATCTTCAAAATCATCAACCATAAAATTAATTACAAAATACATAATCATCATTATTTCTAATAATATTAATAATATTATTAATAATTATTTAAATATTAATAATACAAATAATAGAATCATTATTACTTTATTACTTTATAATAAATGTGCATTTCAGTATCAATAATAAGTGATTACAAAAATAATAATGCTATTACATATAATAATGAATTATTACAAAATATAGCTTCAAATATTCCAGATTCAATAATATACACAGATTATGAAGTAAGCGGAACCAATAATTATATTAAAACAAACACTAGTAGCACAATAATAGAAATTGATTCATCAAATATAGCAATTATAATAAGTATTATAGAGTTGCTAATACCAATTAAAGAATTACAAATTGAATATATTTATGATGACAATAATATTTTATATTGCTCAAAAAAATATTTAAATAATTTAAATAAAAATTTACACGACAAAAGTACACTAATAGCAAAATTAGAACACGCTAAAAAAAATGTTTTATACAGTGAACTATATAAAACTCTTAAATTATATAAATTATTAAAATAATTAAAATAATTAAAATAATTAAAATACTTATTTAGCTCTATGTGTATATTTCTTAGCATGTTTTAATTTATGTTTATTTGTTATATGAATTTTATGGTTATAATCTTGAGGCAATAATTGTTGATCATAATCAAATAACTTCGAAGTAATTCCTCTATTTATTCTATATTTTCCTTTAGAACTTTTTCTAGACATAATTCTATTTCCATTCACATTTCCATTTTTTAACTTCATATGTTTAACAGGATAAGAGAGACTAGTGTTATTAGTTTTCTTTTTTGATTCATGTAAATCATTTTTTAGCAAATCAAATATAGAACTCTTACTATTTGGCATATTATGCATAAATTTTTGTAAAGAGTCTTCAACCTCATATTTTTTACCATTTTTATTAAAACTTGCTTTTACTTGCTTATTTTTATCTCGATTAGAATCATAATTAATATTAAATTCTTCAAAATTTTTTAACCCATTCACATTTTCTAAATAGGTTTTATTGGTAATAAATTTTACAGACATTACTTAATATATTACAATAAAATATATTATTTACAATATTACTATTTTTATACAATTTTTATACAATTTTTAAAGAATTAAAAAGTATTAAATATATATATAATGAAACATACATTAAAAAATAAGAAATCAAAATTTATTAAAAAAAAATTGACTATTAATAATAAATCAAAGTATAATTATAAGAATTATAAAGACAATAAAGATAATTATAACAATTATAAAGATAATTATTATAAATATAATAAACATAATATTATGTCAGGTGGAAGCAACATTATAAATTTTATTAAAATTCTTGAAGAACTTTCAAAAATTGTAAAAAATAAAGGAGATAATTTTAAAGCAGCAGCATACAACAAAGCAATAAGCGAACTGAAAATATATATAGCATTACCAAATAGCATCGAAATAACTTCAGCACAACAACTAAAGAGTTTAAAATTACCTAGAATAGGAGAAAAAATTATAAAAAAATATGACGAATTTTTAACTACTGGAACACTTGAAGAAGTAGAAAAAGAAAAAAATAATCCAGTAAATACATTCGCAAATATATATGGAATTGGTCCAGTAAAAGCAAAAGAATTAGTAGAGTCTAAAAATATTTTAACATTAGAAGAACTTAAACTAAGACAAAATGAATTACAAGAAAATAAATTACCATTATTAAATACTAAGCAACAAATAGGTCTCAAATACTATAATGATTTATTAAAAAGAATTCCACGTGAAGAAATAGAAGAATTCAAAATATTACTTGAAGCAAATTTTAAAGAAACGTTAGCAGAAAATAGCGAATCACAAGAAAATCATAAATTCGAAATAGTTGGAAGTTATCGGCGCGCTAAACAAGAATCAGGAGACATTGATTTAATATTTACTTCTTATAATAATAACAAAATAATATTTGAGAATTTCATTAAAAAATTACAAGCAAATAAAATTTTGTTAGAAATTTTATCAAAAGGAGAAACAAAGAGTTTAACAATAGGCAAATTAACAAAAAAATCAGCAACTCCCCGCCGTATTGATTTCTTATATGCGCCACCAGAAGATTATCCCTTCGCAATATTATATTTTACAGGATCTAAAGAATTTAATACAGCAATGAGACAACACGCATTAAATGTAGACTTAACATTAAGTGAACATGGTTTCTATAAATTATTGAAAAAATCAAATCAAACAAAAGAGACAAAAATTAAACAAGAAAAATTAGTAAATGTACTATTTAAAACAGAAAAAGACATTTTTGATTTCTTACACATGGAATATAAAGAACCACAAGAGCGTATTAATGAACAGTCTATTATTTTAACTCTACCTTTGGAAGAAATTAAAAATAAAATAGAAGCATTAGCAAAAGAAGAAGCAATAGAACCAGTAATAAAAGAAGAACCAGTAATAAAAGAAGAACCAGTAATAAAAGAAGAACCAGTAATAAAAGAAGAACCAGTAATAAAAGAAGAACCAGTAATAAAAGAAGAACCAGTAATAAAAGAAGCATTAGAAGAAGAAGAACCTGTAAAAGAAACCAAACAAAAAAAAACCAAACAAAAAGAAACATTAAAAATAAAAATACCTAAAACAACAGCAAAAACATTAAAAAATTATACAAACAAAATTAAGAGCGAAATATTAGAAAACCTAAATAAATTTAAAACACAAGGCATATCATCCTTAGAAGTTCTATCATTAGAAGAATTAACATTAATGTTACAAGAAGCAATAGACAATTACTATATTTCAGATTTAAAAGAAAATAGTTTATTAACAGACAATGAATACGATATATTACGCGAACACATATTAAAAAAAGATCCAACAAATGTTCTCGCCAACGACCAGCAAACACAAATAGCAGATAATACTTCAAAAGTAAAACTTCCATACGAAATGTGGTCAATGGACAAAATAAAACCAGATACAAACGCATTAACTAAATTCAAAGAAAAGTTCAAAGGTCCATATGTAATTTCAGCAAAAGTAGATGGCGTAAGCGCACTATACAGTACAGAGTCGGGCACCCCAAATTTATACAAAAAAGGCGATGGAAAATACGGATTCTTAATTAATCACATAATTCCATATTTAAAATTACCAACAGAAAAAAACATCACATTAAGAGGTGAATTAATTATAAAAGAAGAAACATTTGAACAAAAATATAAGGCTAAATTCGCAAATTCACGTAATTTCATATCTGGAATTGTTAATCGTAAAAAACTAACACAAGTAGAAAAAGAAATATTAAAAGACATAGATTTTGTTGCCTATGAAGTAATAATGCCCCAAAACTTAAAACCATCAGAACAATATAACAAATTAGTAGAACTAAATACAGTAACAGTTAAAAATATTCAATCAATAACATATTCAGAACTAACAAACGAATATTTGTCTAATAAATTACTCGATTTTAGAGCCAATTATGAGTATACAATTGATGGAATAATTTGTATTGATGATAATATACATCCACGTGAAAGCAAAAATCCAGAACACGCATTTGCGTTTAAAATGGTATTAACCGACCATGTATTGGAAGCCAAAGTATTAGATGTTTTATGGGCTGTATCAAAAGATGGTTTATTAAAACCACGTGTTCAATTTGAACCCGTTCAAATAGGAGGTGTAACAATTACATATTCTACAGGTATTAACGCCCGATTTATTGTAGATAATAAAATAGGATTAGGTGCTTTGGTTCGTCTAACAAGAAGTGGAAATGTAATACCTAAAATTACAGAAGTAATAGTCCCAGCACAAAACCCAATAATGCCAAATGTAGATGAATATGAATATGTATGGAATGAAACAAATGTAGACCTTGTATTAGTAAATGTAAAGGCAGACCCGCGAGTAGCAATAAAATCAATAACTAAATTCTTTAAAGAGTTAGAAGTAGATGGATTGGGTGAAGCAAATACTGAAAAAATAATTGCTAGCGGAGCAAATACTATTCCAAAAATAATAAACGCAACTATTGAAGATTTAATGAAAGTAGAGGGTTTCAAAGAAAAAATGGCAACCAAAATTAATAACTCAATAGCAAAACAATTAGAAAAAGCAAGTATTGCTAAAATAGCAGGAGCATCCAATATATTTGGACGTGGATTTGGAGAAAAATCCGTAAGCCAAATTCTAAAAGCTGAACCAACCATTTTAACATCTCAAGACTCTAGTCAAGAAAAAATTGATAAAGTAAAAGCAATTGAAGGATTTGCCGAAAAAACCGCAACACAATTTGTAAACGCAATACCAGAATTTAATAAGTTTCTAATGTCCATAAAACCCGAAATTCTTCAACCTGTCAAAAAAGAAACCAAAGAAGAAGACAAAAAAGAAACCAAAAAAGAAACCAAAGAAGATAAAGAAGAAGAAGAAGTTGTAAAACTAGAACATGTTTTAAACAATAAAATAATTGTATTTTCAGATTTTGAGAAATCATCAAAATATACAAAAAAAGAATTAGAAAATTTACTTTTAAAATACGGAGTACAAATAGAATCAAATATTAATAAAAATACAAATATTTTAGTAACAGGAAATAATACAAGCAAATCAACAAAGACCGAAAAAGCAAAAAAAATTGGAACAATAGAAATAATAACCTTAGACAATTTCTTAGAAAAATATTCAGTTGACTAATAAACACCTAATTATTAATATAAAAATTGACTTGTTTTTTTTATTATTTTTATATTTTAAAAATAATAAAAATGGTTTGTATATATGTTCTTAAATTAGAGCAAGGAAAATATTATATTGGAAAAACAAACAATCCACAATTTAGATTAGAAAATCATTGTAATGGTAATGGTTCTGCATGGACACAAAAATATAAACCGCTAAAAGTAATAAAACTTTTACAAAATAAAGATGATTATGACGAAGACAAATATACAAGACAATATATGGATAAATATGGAATTCCTAATGTTCGTGGAGGATCATTTGTAAAAGTAACTTTGGATAAATCAACATTAGACGTATTAGAACAAATGAAGAATGGAACAAATGACAAATGTTTTACTTGTGGAGAGTCAGGACATTTCGCAAAAGATTGTCAAGTAACTGAAACTAATGATGGTTGGGAAACACTTAGCGAAGATGAGGAAGTTTGGTGTTGTAATTATTGCGATGAAGAATTTACAGAAGAAAACAAATGTGAATATCACGAGAAATATTGTAGTTCAAAATATAAAAAAAAATTTATTTACAAAAATAATGATTGTAATAATGATAGTGATAATGATAATGATAATGATAATAATGACAATACTTGTTTTAGATGTGGTAGAAGAGGACATTATGCTTCGTCTTGTTATGCTTCAACACATATTAAAGGTTATTATCTAAAATAATATTAAACAAACACTTAATTAATTAATTATTAATATAACTACACGACGCTTCACTAACAGAACTTTTTTCTCCTTTTTCCACTTTTTCTTTAGTCTTCATAAACTCTGCTTGTGTAAATTTATGACTTTGCGTAGCATAACTATAATCTTCATAAACTATACTAGTAACAGTCATACCATATGTATAACTAATTGAAATAAGTTGATTATTACAATATTTAATAAGTTGATTATATTCATTTATGAAGTTAATTATTTGATGTAAAAATTGAACAGTCAATTTTTCATTAATACCAGACTTAGTTTTAAAATATTCATATAATTCATTAAATCGTTCAATACCAACAACGCTCAATAATTCATATACATTCAATAATTCCACATTCTTCTTTCTAAGATTATCATTTTTAAAAATATTGTTTGCCAAATCTTCCTTAGTTTTTTGATTTAAAATATATTGAACAGTCAAAGTATCGTGATTTAATAAATCACGAACTCTACGCCTACATTGTTCTAAATCTACATTAGTAATATGATTTATAAATCTATGAAGATTTCCTAATATAGTATTAAAAGTCAAAATATGAGGATAAGGAGTTTCAAAATATGATTTTAAATTATTTACAAAATCTCTAACAACTACATTTGAATTTAATTGAACTTCAAATTCTATTTTTTTAGCAGGCATTACATATATCATATCTATTTTCTTACTAATACTAAGTAAAAGACTTTGAATAAATCTTAAATTAGTATGTGTCAATAAACCACCACACAATACATCGCCTGGATTTCTCGGAGCTACACCTCCTGAACTATTATTTTGCATATATTGATAAAAATGAGGATTGTGAATAACAGCATTAACAATAACTTTTCCACTAGTCCAACTAAAAGCAACTTTACATTCAGTACACCACATTTGGTCGCAACCAGAAATCTTGAAAATACGAACACCACATTGAGGGCAACCTTTTGTTTCTTTCTTAATCAATTCGGCACTTTTTAAATTATCTTCTTTACATAAATGACCTCCTTCTTCTTTAGAATAACCAATAATTTCAAAACAATCGGGACATACATATAATTTACATAACTCACATTTATATTGCGTAGACAAATAACCTTTACAATCATTACCCGGACAAGGCATAATGAATTTTTTACGCTCATCTTTTTCGGCATGTTCACCATTTCTAATGCGATAAATTCGTAAATGCTTTTCGCCAATTTTATTTCGCATTATGTTAACCATTTTTCGCATTTCCTCAAATTCTTTCATCATTAAAGCAACCTCCTTTTGCTCTTCTTCTACAAGTTTAGTTCGTTCAACAAGAACCATTAATTCAGAAGTCCTGCTAATTTCTCGCTCAACAAGCAAATGTTTTCGATGTTTTTTATAATCATTATCAATATAACTCCTATTCAAACTTTCAACAAGAAATTTATTAGTCCATTGATTTTTACAATTCATACAATGTGGATCATTTGTTGTTCCAAGCAAATATGTTCTTATACAGATTTTACACGCTTCATAACCACAACCGGCAAATTCACACGTAATTTTCGAGTGAGTAGATTTATTGTATTTTTCGCAACATACTCCGCAAATCATTATAAATAGTTAAAATATTTATAATAATTAAAAATATAATAAAAAAAGATTTCAATTTTATAGCATTAAAAACTATAAAAACAAAACTATAAAAACTATAAACTAACCAACTCGGTCTTAATATTCAAAATTATAAACATCAATACTTTTTTGTAATGCAAACACATTCTTATGAAGCACTAACAATTCAGCATTAGTATATAAATAAGGTTCCTCACTATGATGATAATAATAAAGACAGTCTTGTATATCCTTTTTTACAATATTACTAATAACATATAAACTATAATTACAATGTACATTACTAATTGTAATATATTTTGTATATAATTTGTATAAATGCGCAATATCTAAAACATGTTCATTAAATTGTGCTTTATTCATTGTTAAAATAGAACTCCTATAATTTCCTAAAAATACACTAATAAAATCAGCACCTTTATTTTTAGGAAATCCAAAAATAGGAAATCCAAAAATCGTAGCAAACTTTTTACAGAGTATATTTTGTATTCTATTATTTCTCCTAGCATTATACAACGACTCACGCATATAAAACACTATTCTCCTTTGAATATCACAAGGCAAGTTAGCAAGCAACTTAACATATTTGCGACAATGATACCCTTTATATGCTTTTTGAATAGTTAAAACATACTTCAAATACGCGTTAGCATGAATAGCACAACACCTAGTTTTATTACAAACAAAACTAAACGCTTTCTTACATCTATAACCTTTATGCGTAATACAAGCGCATCTATATTTCATTGACACCATATAAAATAAAGCTTTTATATATATATTCTCTCACTAATAAACAATAAAAAAATTACAAATCTACAAATCAATTTTTTTTCATAAAAATCTAATAAAGCCTTCGCGCATATGCGTCTAAACCCAATAGACTATGATGAGCAATTAACTTACTATAACAAAGATTTTTGCAATAATCAGCAGACCTCATAGTAACTAGTGGCGAAACTCTAAACTCCGCAAAGTTTTTAATAGTCCGTGTTCTTAATTGGATTGCCTTAATAGTGCATTTAACTTTTTTAGCACTATCAAGGTAAAATAACGATAAATAGAAATTGTATTTTTGACATAACTTAAACCATAGCTCAATACACATTTTTAAATAAGTATAATTAACATTATTTTTTTTTAAACTATCACTAAACGCCAATCTATTATAGTAATACATTAAAATCTGTGAAATATTATTTAACACACAATGCCAAGTATTTCTTGAATAATTGGCCCGACTATAATGCGATTTATACATAATAATTAAATTATTATATAATGTAGTAATAACTTCATCTTTAAGATAATGCGCAACATAATTAGCATTGCGCCTTATTGAATATATTGAAGTTATAGAAATATAATGAACTTTATAATTTGCCAAATATACAAACGCAGCATTAGACTGCTTAGATGTTTTAAAGTACGTACCAATCGCATTTGCCGCATTCACTTTCATAAACCCATAAATAATATCCACAATCTCATTAGGCAAAGGTAGCACATCTAATAAAAGCGCATACATAATTAAGCAGGACAAACTTCTTTAATAATCTTAATAATAAAAATAAAAAATAAAAAATAACAAATCAATTTTTTTTCAACTTAAAGAGAGATTCTAAGCAAACTTAACAAACCTAAATAAAATCATAATGAACAATACTCTGTAAATCAATTTTTAAATGTTTATATAACCGATTTTTTATCATAAATGCCGGATTCTTCTTTTCATAATTACCACCAATTACTTTTTTCATATTTTGAATATAAATCTCTCCAAAAATCTCTGTATCAATAGTTTTTTCAGCAATCTTTTTCCATTCTACAAATTTCGTCAATATTTTCTTATCAAAAGATTTTATAAACTTTCGCAAATAAACATCATCCATAATTAACCATAATTCTCCATCAAATATATATAAAATATTTTCTTTAGTATTAAAACATTTAATAGGTAACAATGACCCCTTAACATTTAATTTATCTATGTAATCGCAAATAATATTAAAAATTCCATCAACATAATCATATTTAAATATTTTCTCCAATTGATCTTCACCAATTACTAATTCATCCATAAATTTTGTAATATTATTTCCTCCCGAATCCATATTCATATAATCATGCTTAAAATTTTCATTTAAATAATCTAATATGTTAATCTTATTTTTAGTAATAGCAACATATTTTTTTAATTCAGTATATTCGCTTTCCAACTTTTCATATTTATTATATAGCATTATTACCATAGCAAATAAATTATGTATATTTAAATCCTTTTTTAGCAAGTCAATATTAATAGCACTGCTACTAGCATTATTAGCAGACTCACTATTAACAGAGTCATTAGCAAGAGACTCCGTGTTAACATGTTCAGAACTACTATTAGCAAAGTTAATAGTATTTACAGATTTATTATTTCCACAATCACTAGCAAATCTACACAATTTACATTTTACTAAATGAGTATTATAAGATGATTTACGAACATAAGTTTTATTACAATAAGCACATATAAAGTTATTTTCAAGTCTTTGTTTAGTAGTCATTATTTCATTAATTAATATTATAATGCTATTACAAAAATAACATTTCAATTTTATCAAGTATCATCAAAAAGAACAAATATAATATAAAATATAATATTAATTTATATTAATATGCCTATTCTAGATACCACATTTTATAATTACAATACAAAATTAAAAACAGATATACGCAGCAAGTCTTTCATATATAATAATCATATACTTACTTGCGATATAAGTGATACAGTACAAAATAAAATATACTTAAATTCAAAAGCGGCCTTTTTAATACATCCTTTTTCACAAGTTTCAAATTGTGATACTCAATTTGATACTAGTAATTCTAATTTTAAGTATAAAAAACCAATTGCTTGTCCAATAGATGCTCCAAGTTCTCATAATACGATTCAAATTCAAAAAGAAATACAAAACCAATTACATACTTCATCTTCAAATTACACACAAGTAATAAGTTCATTAACTATAGCAAAAGATATAAATAATAGTACACATAAAAAACCATGGCATAATGCTAGCGATAGAACCCAAGCACACGGACAAATATCCACAAATGTTAACACATCTCATAAAGAAAATAAGGGTGTAGATATTAAACATAATTCATATTCAAGATATTTAGCAAAAAAAAAATCAGGCACATTAAAAACACAAAATACAGAAACCATTCAACCATTGCCAGTTAGAGGAAATAAAACAAAATATTTTTCGCTAACTACTCAAACTAATAATTGTGTTTCAAATTGTTAAGAACAAGTAAATAAATAAGTAAGTAAATAAATAAGTAAGTAAGTAAATAAATAAATAAGTAAATAAATAAGTAAGTAAATAAACAAATATTGAATTAAAATAAAATATTAAATAATATTAATAAGATTAATAATGCCACTATTAAGAATGAATTTTGTTACACAAAGTCAATTAGCATACAACCAAATACAATACGCACAACAAACACAAACACAAACACAACCTTTATTAAGACTAGGTTCAGCATCAAATAGGAATTTTTTACCTTTATTAATAACAGGAAATAAATCATGCCAAACTTGCGGAGGAAAGTAAATAAAAATTATAAAAATTATAAAAATAATAAAAATTATAAAAATTATAAAAATAAAATTATAATAAAAATTGATATATTTTTATTATATAAAAATAAATCATAAAGTATCATACATAATGGAGTCAACTAGCAAATTTAACTTAAACCTTGATTTAACGGAAAGTAGCGAAACTGCTAGTTCCAGAGTTTCACAAATGCAGTCAATCCAAAATGAAGGTTTAGAATTATTCAAAAGAAAAAATCAAGATTACGGAGACGCATTTGCCAAGTATGGTGTTGTAGGTGTATTAGTGCGTATGGGAGATAAAATCGCACGCCTTCAATCAATTTCAACAAAATCTGTAAGTTTAGTAGACACCGAATCACTAAGAGATACTTTGATTGATTTACATAATTATTCAGCAATGGCCATTATGCTTTTAGATGAAGATGATTTAAAAAAAATGGCACAGCAACTAGACATCCTAAAACAGCACGAATTTGTCGACCAACACCTAGACACAGCAACAAGACATCCTAATCCACCGCCACCAACACCAAGACAAGCAACAAGACCAAAATGGTAATATAAAATCTTAATTATACAAACCAAAATAATAACATATTTTTGCTGTTAAATAATAAAACCAAACTTGTAAAAACCAAAAATCTTTTACCATAAATGTATCAACTTCTCTATAACCTCTTTTTTCATAATATTCTTTTACACCTTCCCCGCTAATTACTACTATTCCATAAAGTCCATTTTCCATAGTTTTGCGCTCAGCATATTTTAATAATCCTTTACCAATTCCAGTATGTTGACAACCAGTCTTAGCAAAACTATTTACAGCAGTAGTAGTACCATAAATATGTAATTCACGAATAAGTCCACGATTCTTAAGAATACTAAAAATAGTCATATTTTTAGTACAATCTACAATACGCAATCTAATAAAACCAAATAACGCTTTAGTATCATAACTCTCATAAGCAATAAAATAATCATCCCCTTCATTTCCTCTATAATAATAACTATTATAATTAGCAGACTTATTATAATATTTACTATGACGCCCAATTTCACGAGCACGTATATCATTTGAATAAACACCCTCACCTTCAAGCATATTATCAATTATTTGTCGCATATTACCAATATTATTTCCACCTTCAACATAAACAGAACACGGAATATCACGAATAACTCTAGGTAAGCGAATCCAATTAGGACAAGTCTCCATAGAATAACGCACAACATCAATTAATAATTTTGGATCGCTATCAAAATATGGAACATATGTTCCTTCGCTATGCCATTTTTTTATAACCGTCCAAGGGACAGTTTGACAAGGATAAACCTTCATTTGGTCTGGGCAAACTACTGAATACACATAATCAAACATTGCTTTATCAATATCAACACTAGCACCAGGCAAATCAGGCATAATATGAATATCTATTTTAAAACAATTGTCCTTTAAATAGCGCATAGCCGTTAATAATTGCTCTACACTATGACCACGATTAATCTTCTTTAAAATAGCATTATCAACATGTTGAGCACCAAGTTGAACTCGTGTAACTCCCCATTGCCTAAAGCGCATTAACCAACCATCATCTAATGCGTCTGGTCGTGTTTCAATACAAATACCAATAATATGAACTTTAGCAGTTTTATTTATTTTAATTTCTTCTTCAACACTTAGTGGTTGACGAATATTTTTTAAATTCTCCAAATCCAGTTTATTATTTAAGCAATTATCATAATTCGCATAAGCATTACGCAAATCAAAATAAATATTGGCAATATAAAATAAATCACGATGAAAGCGCTGTAAATAAGTAATAGGATATTCTGTATATGTTCCACCTTCAATAATAATCTCCAACTTATCAATAACATGTCCATTATTAAAATATGTATCCAAACGACTTAACATCTGACCAATTGCTTGAAAGTTATGCTGATTTGCTCGTAAAACAGCAGGTTCATAATATAAATAACTTCGTGGTTGTGCTTGCCAATTATTGCCCTCATGTGCTGGTTCATTAGGGCAATAATAACAATTATGCTTACAACTAAATTTTTGTCCATCGGGAAACGGCGCAGTTATAACTGTAATACTGGTAATACCAGAAATATTACGCATTGGTTTTTTGCGCAAAAGCAGTTTTAAAATCGGCAAATAAATACGTAAATCGACATCAAAGTCAGAACTATTAGAAACATTATTAAGAACATTTAACAAAATGGATTTTCTAATACCTGTAATTTTAGAAATACGAACTTGCTTATTAAATTCAATTTCAAATTTTTTATTTAATTCATTATTATCAGCACTATTTAAAATATGAGAATTTTCACTAATCCATAATAATAACTTCTCAAATATTTTTTTACAACCATATACATTCCACTGAGAAATATCAATATTATTATAATTTTCAGCACCGCTATTATTCTTAGTACTAATAAAATCTTCTATTTGCGTATTCATTGTATTAAAATATTATGTAGTATTTAATGTAAAATAATATTACCTGATAAATTTATTTCAATTTTTAATATAAAATATTATTATGAATTAATAATAATTTATTATATTATTATAAATTTATAATTAATGAACAATATTAATTTAGATATAAATACTTACAATATTGAAGAACTTAAAAATTTATTAAAACTACCACAAAACTACACAAGTGAAAATATTTATAGCGCAAAAGAAAATATAGCAAATAGTATACGCAAAAGCAATATTAGTGAATCAAAAAAAACAGAAATATTCATTTTTCTAGATAATATCAAAAATAAATTAATTAATAATTTAGAAATAGGAGCAAATATTAACAGCATAAAAGAATATAACGGAAACCATTATATAACAAATAATAGCGAGTCTATATTAGGAAACTATAAACAAACAAATAAATCCACAGTAAAAAAAATATATACAATAGACAGTATTTTTAGACACAACTATGAATTAACAGATAACCCAAGTCATAATTATACTATTCAATTACCAGAAACAGTTACACGAGCAATGTCAATGTCTATTAGTTCAATAGAAATTCCACTAACTTATCATAACATTTCAAGTTATTATAATAATAATATTTTTACTATTCAAATATTAGATTCTACATATCAAGAAATAGATATACGCACAATTGAATTAAGTCCTGGTTTATATGAATCAATTATTTCATCAAATTCACTATCAAATATTACAAGAGTAATTGGATATAATATACAAGACGAAATTAATAATAAAATATCAAATACAACTTTTTTAAATATAGCAAATAATTTAAGTTTTGTAATAGAACCAAGGTCAGGATATAGTTGCTTTAAATATGATAATTCTAATAATGGTTTAACTTTTGAAGAAAATACATATAATATAAAAATAAATTTTAATGTAAATAATCCAAATGCCAATGCGAGTAATTGTTATTCTAACGAATTACACCAAAAATTAGGTTGGCAACTGGGTTTTAGAAGCAACTCAATAACAATTGATTCAACTAATACATTAATTATTTCAACAGCAATATGTCATATAAATTACCCGCGTTATATTTATATAGCGCTTGACGATTTTCAATCTAGTTCTCAAAATTATTTTGCTATTGCTTCCGATTCTATTGTTGCTCCAAATATTATAACACGTATTAATATATTATCTTTATTAGAAGAAAAAACAAGATTTAAGCAAGGAGCATATGCGGGGGATATTTACTATAATCAAAAACATATTAGAGAATATTTTGGTCCAACAAGTATAAATAAATTAAAAATTCAATTATTAGACGAATATGGTAGGCAATTTAGTTTAAACAATATGGATTGGAGTTTTATTATTACTTTTGAGTGCTTATATAATTAAATAATTTCATCAGCAAACCCCAATTTTTTATATTTTTTACAATCCCAAACAATAATCATATTTTTTTGTAAATAAGTATCTAATTTATCACGCGTTAAATTGGATTCAATAATATTACATAAAACATCATATAATATAATATTAAAATCCATTATTTCTTTATTTGTACATTGATTAAAATAATTCCAATAATAATCGCCTTTTGTAGTAATAATAAATTTTGACATATATACTTTGGCATTTTTATTTATAATTCTATAATTACATAATGATGCTAAAATAAATCCACTGTCATAACACTCTTTATCAATAATAGATACAATTTCATAAGCACAAGTTTTTTTAAAACTAATAAAATTTGTAAGTTCTGTAAAAATACCGCCTTTACAATTAATATGTAAATAAATTTTAAAATCACTAAATAAATGTTTATTAGCAATAATAATATTAATAAAATTAATCAAAGCACACATGCTTTCTTTATTAATAAGAGCATCAAAACATATATGATTATCCATAATCACTAACTTATCACAATTTAAAGAATTATTATAACTATCATATAATTTATATTTATTACTCAATATTGGTATGTAAACATTAATAAAGTTATTATTTTTTCGCTTATAATTATTCATTATATACTTTTACTTTAAAAATATCTAATATTAGTAATTTTTATCAATTTTAGAATTTATTAATAATAATATTTTTACTAATAAATTTATGTTATACAAAAAAAAAATTGATTTCATTTTTTAAAAATATTATTTAAAGATATTACGATTAAACTAATAACAAGACAAATCAAAATGTCGGTTCTTTCGCTCTATATTCCGGTCATTCGCAATAGTAGTGAGGAATATATTATTAAGATGTTCAAGACGCACAATATTGGAAAAGTGATGCGTGTTGATTTCGTTTTTAACAAGGTCAAAAATCGTCGTGAAGCATTTGTTCATTTTGATGAGTGGTTTGACAGTGACGAGTCAAAGCAACTTCAAAGCAACATTTTGGATCCTAACACAAAAACACAGTTTAAGTATCATGGAGATAAGTTTTGGCCACTCTTGGTAAATAGGAATGCTCATAAGCAAGTAAACAATCCTAACTATGAGATTCTTGATAAAGCAGAAGTTAAGAACGTCTTCAAAACAGCACTAGTAATTCCATTTACTAAGCATAAAGTAGCAAAAGCGGAAGCAGAGCAAGCAATTCATAACAAATGTATTAAGGTAATTTAAAAAACATTGGCAAATAAAAAGCATAGGCAAGTAAAAACATAGGCAAATAAAAACAACAAAAAAGAACAAATTTTTTCTTTTTTACTTTTTTCTTTTTTTTTAACTTTTTAATTATAAAAAAATTGAAATTTATTTTTATAATTAACAAACCTTTAATAAGTAATTAATTACTATGGGAGCAGGCGTTTTACCTGTTGCGCTATATAAAGGAGCATTAATTCTATTATTAGGACAAGAACGAAATAATAATTTATGGTGTGACTTTGGTGGAAGTCCACATAAAGGCGAAAAACCATTTAAAACAGCAATTAGAGAAGGGAGTGAAGAATTAAATGGATTTTTAGGAGATGAAAACGATTTCGAAATAACTGTAACTCACAATATGATATTATCAATTACTTTTGATAGATATACAAGTTATATTTTTAAAACAAATTATGATAAAAAATTACCGCAATATTTTACAAATGTTAATAACTTTGCAGAATTTCATTTAAAAGACAAGATTGATACACAGCACAATGGACTATTTGAAAAAAAACAAATTCAGTGGTTTCCATTATCTAAATTCAAACAAGACAAATCACGTGCTATGTTTAGAGAGCATTACAAACCACTAATAGATTCAGTGTTAAAAAACGAACAATTTATTATTAAATTTATTGAAACAATGGAACCAGATAAATAACTTACTAACTCAATACTCAATACTCAAATAACCATTTTTTTTATATTTTTTACATTACATGTTTTATGTTATACATTAATAATTAGTATATTGTAATATACTAATTATGTCAATGTCAATCTCAATCTCAATCTCAAAAGAAGATAAAAATAATTATGGCATAGTTTATACACCAAATTCTTTAGTTGACAAAATATTAGATTTAATACCATTAGAACATTATAAAAATCCAGAATTAAAATGGTTGGATATTGGCGCAGGAAATGGAGCATTTTCTTTAAATCTTTATAATCGTCTAATGAATAATTTATCTAGCACAATTCCAAATAATGAAGCACGAAAAGCACATATATTAGAAAATATGATTTATATGTGTGAAATTTATATTCCACATATTAACAAATTAGAAACTCTTTTTTCTCACAAAACAAATATTATAAAAACAGATTTCCTTTCATTAAATAACAATGAACTATTAAATAACAATGAACTATTAAATAACAATGAACTATTTAATATTATTATAGGCAATCCACCATACAATATTAATGGAGCATTAAAAACTCCCACAAATAATTCTTTCAAGAAAACAGAAGATGGAAAACAAGTATATGTTGAATTTGTAAAAAAAAGTTTAGTATTGTTAAAAGAAAATGGACTCTTAGCATTAATAATACCAGCATTATGGATGAAACCAGATAAAGCAGGACTGTATAATATTTTAGTAAATAATAATTTTACAATAAATCATTTACATTGTCTCTCAACAAATGAAACGCAAAAAGAATTTTTATATCAAGCACAAACCCCAACTTGTTTTTTTTGCGGAACAAGCGGGAAAGTCCCCCCAAACAAAACAATCCCAATCCCAATCCCAATCCCAATTTACGATAAAATTCACAAATCTTATATTAATTATATATTATTACCTAATTATCCAATCCCAACACAAGGAATTAATATTATAAATAAACTTTTATATTATGTTAAGCAAGTAGGTTATTTAAAAGTATATAAATCAAATAGTCCGCCCAAAAAATCATTATTTGGAGAATCAGACACAAATACTATAGTAAATATTAAAACAACAAATCTCTCAAATAAAACACCGCTATTAATAAAAAATTATTCAAATATTTTACAACATTATGCAAATATACCAAAATTAATATTGGCCCATAAAATGTATGGATTTCCATACTTAGACAGTTCAGGAATATATGGTATATCTTCACGTGATAATTATATTTTAACTATAAATGATTATTCACTTGATGAATTGAAACAAATACAAGCATTTCTCTCAACAAAATTTGCCCTATTTATTTTTTCAACAACTAATTATAGAATGCGCTATTTAGAAAAGTACGCATTTTTATTTTTGCCAAATATTACTAAAATAAAAAATTTTCCAAATTTATTAAATTTAAATCAAGAGCAACGAGATAAATTAATAATTAACTTTTTTAATTTATCTGAATTAGAAGAAATAACTATTGCTAATTCTTTATGTAACTATAATCATTTTATAGATCATATTTTATAGATCATATTTTATAAATCAATAATATTTTGTCAAAAATCTCTCATTTTACTAAATACACTATCTTTCTTCTTTATATTAAATCGTCGTAATCATCCATTTCAATAGAATTCATATTTTTACGTGTGCCTCCGCTACTTCTACTTCTATTTCTACTTCTATTTCTATTTCTCTGTGTTCTTTGTCCACCTCTTATAATTAGAGAGGAAGAATCACCAACTGATATAAAAAATTTACTACGTTCAATTCCTTTTTGTATAATTTTTTGAAGATTATTTTCAAAATTAAAATCAGGGTCTAAACGACCCCCACCCATCTGTAATTCTTTACCCCTTTTCAAATAAAATTCAACACCAGTATCATATCGTATCTTTCCATCAGCAGGGTCAACATATTGTATATTTTCAATAACATTTTTAGCAACAATGTCAGCAGCAAGATTAAGAGACTCCATATTATACTTTGAATATATTTGATAAAGTTGAACAATAGCCGCACCTATTTCTCTAGTATATTCCTCATCAATACCTTTTTTTGCATATTTAGTAATAATCGCTTTACCAACCGGCAGTGCATTAGTTTGAGCAATACCGCGTAAGTCTCGTAAAATAATTTCTCTAACAGAATTTTTAGCAGCTTCAATAGCTATTTTTCCGTTTAGCGGTCTTTTAACCTTTTTTCCTGGTGCTGGTGGTGCTGCTTGTACTAGTGGTGCTGCTTCTACTGCTTGTACTACTGGTGCTACTGGGTTTCTACTTTCTTCCATAATAAAATCGATTTTAGTGATAGTACCAATAATATAATTATCAGGTTTTTGGATTAATTCTGCTATTGCGTCTATAAGTGGTTTGAGATTGTCGGCACGTAATTCAGTTGTTAAATAATTCTTAATATTATATACAAGGTCTTTTATCAAAGTATCATTACTATTAATAGGAAAACCAATACTTAGAGAAAGAAGTGTTAATGCTTTATAAAATATATTTGTAGAGTATTTAACTAAATTAGATACGTCTGTATTGTTCTTATTGGCAGCCTTACTAATAGTCGATAATGTATCCGATACTGATGTTCGTGTACCTCCACTTTGAGCCCGACTTGGACTTGAACTTGAACTTGAACTTGGACTTGAACTTGAACTTGGACTTGAACTGAATCCAAGCATGTCTAAAATACTAGGACCAGGTTGACCGCGCTTACGACGAGTAGCATCACTTCTAACAGCATTAAGACGTTCATTAGCAAGACGAAGTGCATCGTGAGCAGCAGCAAGTTCATTGGCAGCAGCAGTAGCAGCAGCTTGAGTCTCCGGGTCAGCCTGAATAGCAGCAGTTTCACGAGCAATAGTAGCTTGAGCAGTCTCGAGTCGTTCTCGTTGAGCCTCAAGTTCAGCTTGAGCAACAGCAGCATCATTCGCCTCAAGTTCCTTAGCAATATTAGTTTCAGCTTCAGCAATAGCAGCTAAAGCATCCGCTTGTTGCTGTTTAGCGTTAATAACACTAGCAGACAATTTATTCATAGCATCAGCTTTAGCTGAAGCAAGTCTAGCTTCAGCAGCAGTAGCAACTTGAGTAGCAGCTTTAACAGCAGCAAGAGTAGCCTCATCATCAAGATTGGGTTCAGGGACAATTTGTTCAACTATATCTTGAATCTGACCTGTATATTTTGCATCATTTATAATGGAAGTATTAGCTTTTAGTGATGTAATAATATTCTTTCCATTCTCAAAAATGAAACTTAATACTGTAAGTGGATAATAACGAATTATTAAAAGTAGCAATAGCAGACGTTGAAATCTTGGATTTTCAATTAACCCTGATTTATTTTTTAATGAATTTGTAATTATCTGAGTCATCAGACTATTTCTGCGCTCTATACCATCTAGATTTTCAGTTGGGGCATCAGTAAATTTTTCTAATTTCGTATCTTTTAATGTAGTATAACCAGTATCAGATGGTTCCATTTCAATAAATTCACTAAACTTATTAAATAGTATGACAGTTTGGTCTTCAGCATCGTATAATTTTACAAAAACACAATACTCGACGAGATTATCTTGAGATGTATAATTAAAGGCTTCACTAGCTTTATGTTTTAATATATCATCAATAGCAGCATTATAATATTTCTTAAATATTGTATCAATATCACTAGTGCTGAAACCTTTTTTAAAGGCATCAAAACCATTTATACTCTTTGCGTCAGATTTAGATTTAGATTTTAAACTAAACATGTTTGGCATTCTTAAATATAATATATATATATATTTTATATTTTATATATTTACTAATAATTTATTATTGAAATGTAGTTAAGGAATTATGACTTAATTAGTTTGTTATTTACTTTATAAATAAGCATCCTAAACTATAATTGTATACATTCAAATTTTTCCTGAACAATTTCTAAAATTAATGAATTTGCCCAAATAATATAAGATATATCTATATAATTGCTATAAGTAATAATAGCCTTTTTAATATATATAATATTTCCAGTGTTAATAGTTTTATCAACTTCGCATAAAAATAAGTCAATATATTCATTATTATTAGAAAGATCCATTATATAAATCTAATATGAATCTAATATGAATCTAATATAATGAAATAATATCAATTTTTATAGTTATAAAAATTGATATAATTCAAATAATATTTAATATTTGAATTATTGTAAAATAATATGTTGTTTGTTACATTAACTAAGCAAAAATATTTATTAACTAATCAAATTTGTAATAATTTCAGAAAAAATCTATATAATAAAGTAAATACTATGTATAAAAATGACTTTGAAAATCAATATATTAATATGTATATTAATAAAAAACAATTAAAAATTACCAATTCAACATGCTGTAAATATTGTAAAGGAACTGGATGGATTATTTGGAAAACAAATAATAATTTACATGAATTAAAAATAAACAAATCATTAGAACCGTCAATTTCATATTCATTGTGTTTTAAATGTAATAACTTGTAAATGTAATAACTTGTAAATGTAATAACTTGTAAATGTAATAACTTGTAAATGTAATAACTTGTAAATGTAATAACTTGTAAATGTAATAACTTGTAAATGTAATAACTTGTAAATGTAATAACTT